CAAGAGCTCAAGGCCGCTGGTGCACCTCTTGGTGCCACTGGTGCAGGTCGTGATGGTATCGACGGCGCTCTGGGACCACTTACTCGTGCTGCCGCTGCAAAAAATCCAATAATTGCAGCCAAATATTCGGATGTGCTGGGCACAGAGACATCTACTCCTGCTGGCCAGGCCACTATATCTCAATTGACCACAGCACTTGATACCATTGAACAAATTCTGACCAAGTACAAGGTCAAGATGTCTGAAAGTCGATCAGCTGCCATGCCCGATCAAATGGCAACCTGGCGCAACTTGATGGAAGCTGTTCCAACCGCTCAACAACGTCGATCGTATCAGGATGCTATCCAACGCACAATACCTGCGGATCCTACAACATCTGCTGCGACTCCGGGCTTTGCACAATCAAAAATACAAAAAGGCGGTTATGTACCTCCTGCACCTTCGGCACCGGCCAATCCTTATGTGTCTAGACCGGGTGGCAGCAGAGAAGCTCAGGCATATCAGGCGCAAAGGGCAGCACAAACAGCCAGCACTGCTGCGACTGCTCCGGCTCAGGCAATGCCAAATACGCAGGCAGCAGGAAAGATTGCTGGCAAAGGTCTACTCAAAGGCGCAGTAGGTCGGGCACTGCCTGGTGTTGGTGCTGTGCTAAGTGCGCAAGATGCATATGACCGCTACCAGAAAGGTGACTATGCTGGAGCCGGTATTGCTGGTGCAGCAGGACTGGCGAGTCTTATACCTGGTTGGGGATGGGCCGCAAGTCTGGGAATAAATGCAGTGAACCTGGCCAAAGATGCTGTCAACGATCCAAAAATAAATATCTCTCCCGAAGATGCTGCTGTGCTGGATCAAAATCTCAAGGCTATTCAAGACCTGAGCAAGGATCCTGCTGTTGCTGCGGCCATAACTCCTGAGATCCGAACTAGACTAGAACGTGTGATCAAAGCAGCGGCCACAGTGATTGTGGCTGATACTCCTGCTGATGGTGGGCAATCTGCAACACCAGTGGCAGCACCAGATGACCTGGTCAAGAGTGTGGATGGCATTGAAAAAATTCTGACCAAATATAAATTTGAAGACGTTGAGTTGGCCAACAATGTTGACGTCATGACAGAACATGAACTGCGCAGTTATGTATTCAAAAACATGTACCTGCTGTCCGAGTCAGAACAAATGGCTGTGCGCCGTGACATGATCAATGAGATTCTTGGTACTGCTGCGGCGGCAGCACTAGCCTACAAATATGGAAAGTCTATAGCAGCCAAAGCAGCACCTGCTATGGCAAAGGCAGGAACAGCCGCTGCAACCACCGCTGCAACCACTGCTGGCACGTTTGGCAAAAAAGCCTGGACCGCAGCAAAATTAGGACTGGGTGGTACAGCACTCTACGGTACATATCAATTGTACGACATGACAACAGAGTTGATCAGCACTATGACTCAGTTGGCACGTAATGCAAATTCTCTTGGCCAATTTGGCCAAATTGGTCCAGCAGCAACCAACGATGCCGGCAACTATCTGACAGACCAGGAAAAAGCAGAACTAGGACAACATGCTGCGGTACTTGAAAAATATCTCAAGACTCCTGAAGATGCAGCCAAGCTGCCGCCAGAAATGCAGCAAAGACTTGCGGCCATAAACACCAGAATAAAAAAGTTAGCTGCTGCCGGCTTAGATCGTTGATTGCCACATGCCATTGACTTGTATTCCTTCTAGTGTTATAATCAATACTTAACACCAGGAGCACGAAATGGCAGGCAAAGCAAAATCGGTTTACTTAACAATAAACCCAAAAGGTACTCTTAAAACAGCATTCCACAAAGTGTTCTTTGATGCCAAGTCCTACAACGACTATGTCAAAACAGATGAATTCAAAGCACTATGGCCCACTGAAGAATTCACTCTAGTAAAAGAAATCTACTAACATGAATCTAGATCAAGCCGCATTCTTTTTCACAGGCAGCATTTTGATAATGCTGGGGTTTGTGGTTATCACCGCAGGTGTTGTGGTGATCAACTATCTCTTGCACACCTACTGGAAACCAGTGAGATTTTTCAAGTTCCTGGATCATCCGTACCCACCGCGCTTCATGACCCCCGAAGAAGAAGCCACTGCCAAAAAGAAATAAAACGGTTGACCATTATTACTCGAAATGCTATAATACACACATAGCAACAAGGAGTAGTAGATGACAGCAGCACCAGAAATCCGCGCCGCAGTTGGCAAAAATATCAAACTTGAACGTGAACGTGCCATGTACGGTTGCACCGAAGCTGAACTTCGAGAAAGTGTAGAGTCCAGCATCACATTCCGGTTCACTGGCCCTGCAATGGTTGTGGCCAGCATGTTGAGCGATTGCCAAGAGATGATGGCACATGGTCCTTATGACTCAGACACCTTGGCCAATCTTCAGGAAGATCAGCGCCAACTGCTGAATCGTGCCAAGTGGATCCTGTTTGAATATCTTTCACCCAAAGACTAATTGGTTGACTAATATTCACCGAAATGCTATAATACACACATACAGCAACAAACCGGAGTCAAAAATGGGTACACGAAGCAGAATTGGCGTCATGCATGGCAACAAAGTCAAAAGCGTTTATTGCCACTGGAATGGCAGCGTGGAACACACGGGTGCTGTCTTGCAAGCACATTATGACAGTGCCAAGGCCAACTATTTGGTAGCACTGGGCGATATGAGTGTGTTGTGCAAGAATATTGAAATTCCACCAGATGTTGAACATTCGTTTGACGCTCCTGCTGGAGACATCACTGTATTTTACGGACGCGATCGCGGTGAAAAGAACACAGAGTTCCGAGTAGCATTGACCTTTGAACAGTTCCTGGAACAGTGCGATGACTGTGCTGCTGAGTATTACTACATCATGCGGGACGGTATGTGGTACTGTGGCACCACATACGAAAACACACACCCGCTGAGCCGGACATTGACAGCATTGACAGAAGCATTGACAACTCAAAAGGAAGTAGCATAATGGGACAATTTAAAGAACTTGATATTGAGATCCAGGATTTACTGGCACAAGATGAGACTCCGGCCTCAATCAGTGCCTTGCTAGATGTTCCTGTCAACTTGGTCTACGACAGCATTCACATGCATGAACTTCGTGAACTGCTTGAGCCGGCCACAGTTGACCTTTAATCGTGTTAGTGTTATAATATAAACTTAGTAACTAGAAGGACCCACTCCATGTCAGATTCACGCACAGTCACAGCCATCCAGGCTCGTAAAAGCCTGCTCAAGGCATTTGAAGTCAAACGTCCCTTATTCTTGTGGGGTCCTCCGGGCATTGGCAAAAGTGAGCTGGTAGAAGGCATCACAAGTGATCTCGGCGGACTCATGATTGACCTGCGCCTGGGACAGATGGAACCCACCGACATTCGTGGTATTCCTTTCTACAACAAGGACATTGGCAAGATGGACTGGGCACCTCCTATTGAATTGCCCGATGAAGAAATGTCAGCAGCATACCCTATTGTGGTGCTGTTTTTAGATGAGTTGAACTCGGCTGCTCCGTCCGTGCAGAGTGCAGCATATCAGTTGATTCTGAATCGACGCATTGGCAAGTATCGTTTGCCGGACAATGTTGTGATGGTGGCCGCAGGCAATCGTGAAAGCGACAAAGGCGTCACATATCGCATGCCCACACCGCTGGCAAACCGCTTTATTCATCAGGAGATGAAGGTGGACTTTGCTAGTTGGCAGACCTGGGCTGTGGAGAACAAGATCCATCCCGAAGTGGTTGGTTACTTGAGCTTTGCCAAGCAGGACCTGTATGACTTTGATGCCAAGTCCAGTTCACGTGCGTTTGCTACTCCACGTTCATGGAGCTTTGTGAGCCAGTTACTGGACCAAGGTGCCACAGACGATGACACACTTACCAACCTGATTGCAGGTACTGTGGGTGAAGGACTTGCTGTGAAGTTCATGGCACACCGCAAGGTATCTGGACGCATGCCCAACCCTGCAGACATCTTGAGTGGCAAGGTCACAGACTTGAACGTGAAAGAAGTCAGTGCCATGTACAGTTTAGTAATCTCCATGTGCTATGAGCTCAAGGCCCATGTTGAGCTCAAGCCAGCAGACGCACAGTTCCACAGCATGGCAGACAACTTTCTGGGCTATATGATGAAGAACTTTGAGACTGAGTTGACTGTGATGGGTGCTCGTATTGCGTTGACCACATACGACTTGCCGTTCCTGCCTACCAAGCTCAAGAACTTTGACGCCTTCCACGCCAAGTACGGCAAATACATTTTGCAGGCAAGTGCCTAAATTAGAAAGGGCTGTTTAATCGCAGCCCTTTTTTTATAACTATGAAATATCTAGTAACCCGATTAGATCGTCGATACAGTCATTCTGGTGTCTTTGACTACATGTTGGAGTTTAGCAAGAATACACGGGGCAATGGCACCGGCGTGCTGGACTTTGATCGTGCTAGACGTTGGATGAATCGCACCTACGGCTGGAGCCAGGACGTGGAAATTCAGTCCGCGATCAAGTGGTTGGGATCTGTTCGCCCAGACGTTACAGTTCAAGTAGAAGACATGAACCAGTACTGGGCATATTCAGTTGCATACAAAGACTATCGTATCTATCTTGCCAGCGAAAAAGAACTGACATTTTTTCAACTGGCACATTCAGGAACTGAGTAGTGGGTCGGGTAACTGTAAAAAAGAATCTTGTGGTATTCCATGATCCTGCGGACTGGATGGAGATTCTAGATCTGTTGACTCAGACCTATGGCAACACAATTCGCATGCGGCACATAATGCGGCGCGAGCTGGGCTTTAGTTCTCGAGACCATCAGGGACTGGAACCTTATGTGCAGACTGTTCTGGTCAACGGCAACGTCAACGAAGAAACGCGGCATCACTATAGTCCGCAGGTGCACCTGGATTTTTTTACAGAAGCAGCGCACTCTTGGTTCCAGCTCAAGTATCTAAACCGCAAAGGTCAGGATCCCGGGCTGTTTTAACCGATTTGACCATTATTCGTTCTTGTGCTATAATACACACATACACAGCAACAAGGAGCCCGGAAATGACTTACACTGTTCAAGAACTTGCACTGCAATACGCCGAGAAACTGGTTGCATATCACCAAGCAAACCAAAGCAATGTTTACAACCAGTTTGCAAGTGATTTAGACAACCACCCAGACAATCCTAAGAATTGGGGCGGCGACCATAATGACCACGCAGCATGGAATGAGATGTGCGATGCACAGACTGAGTTGAACCATGCCTGCGAACGTGCCGCTGAACTGCGGGCTTGACTATTAATCACTCTTGTGTTATAATTACACATAAGCAGCAAAGGACACACATGACATCTACCACAGCCACTAAAGAAGACAAGAAAAAGTTCGCTAATTTGATTGGGCCTACTGAGCCCAGGGTGGACCGAGAAGTACGTGAACTCTTGATCACAGCCCGTGTGGGCTTGTTGCTCAAGGCTTCATTCTTTGGTAACTTGGCCACTAGATTGAAGTTAGTCAATGCTGATGAATGGTGCCCAACTGCTGCCACAGACGGACGTCACTTTTATTACAATAGCCGCTTCATCAAGATGTTGCGTCCTAGAGAAATTGAATTCTTGTTTGGACATGAGGTCCTGCATTGTGTGTATGATCACTTTGGACGGCGTGGTGACAGAGATCCACAGTTGTGGAACATTGCCAATGACTATTGTGTAAACGCAGACTTGATCAAGCACAAGGTAGGTGAAAAGATCACGTCAGTGCCTTGTTTGCATGATCCCAAGTATGATGGCTTGAGCTCAGAAGAAGTCTACGACAAACTGTACGAAAAAGCAGACAAGATTGATATTGGCAAATTGCTGGATCAAATGATTGACGAGCACCTGGATGGTGAAGGCGACAGTGAGGGTGATGGGGACGGTGATGACGAAGGCAAAGGCAAGGGTCGTCCCAAACTCACTGCTGAAGAACGTCAGGCCATCAAGGACGAGATCAAGGAAGCCATGCTGGCGGCGGCTGCCACAGTGGATGGAGCAGGCAACTTGCCCGCAGGCGTCAAGCGACTGATCCAGGATCTCACAGAGCCCAAGATGGACTGGCGTGAACTGTTGCGTATGCAGTTGGAGAGCACTATCAAGAGTGACTTTACCTGGATGCGAGCCAGCCGCAAAGGTTGGCACATGGATGCAGTCATGCCCGGCATGAAACTGGATCCCATGATTGATATTGCTGTGGCTCTGGACGCTTCAGGCAGTATCAGCGAAAAGATGCTGAAGGACTTTCTAAGTGAGATTCAAGGCATCATGGAATCGTTCCCGGCATACCGTATTCATGTGGTGACTTTTGATACTGAGGCCTACAATCCTGTGCAGTATGACAGTGACAACCTGGATGACATCTGCGACTACGAGGTCAAGGGTGGTGGCGGCACAGACTTTGATTGTGTGTACAACTACCTGAAGGAACATGAGATTGAGCCCAAGCGGCTGGTCATGTTCACAGACGGCTATCCTTTCGGTTCATGGGGTGATGAAAACTACACCGACACAGTGTTTATCCTGCACGGCACCACAACAATTGAGCCACCCTGGGGACAATACGCCTACTACGACGAAAAATAAACTGAAATCAGTTTTACCGAAATCCCCAGATAAATTTATGTCTGGGGATTTTCTATTGTAAATATCTACATGGATGACACTACACTTCAACTCACAATCAACGATATTGCGGCATGCCGTAATGTGATCGATGCTGCATTCAAACGCGGTGCCTTTGGTGCCAGCGAAGCCCGAGAAATTGGAATCTTGTATGAAAAGCTAGATCAATTTGTCACCACCGCTATTGCCCAGGCTCAAGAAGCACAGGCACCAGTTGAAACACAACCCCAAGGAGAATAACATGGCAAGATTTTTAAAACACATTGGTAAACACAGCGATCGCAAGATTGCAGTAGTCTTTAGACAGATCCCCGGCGACGAGCACATGTGCTTGGTTATCTATCCTGACCTCCTGCCCATGCACATTCATGATCCCCTGATGAAGGTACTGGAAAGTCCTGTCGGACAAGCAGCCGAAGAATTGGCAGATGCACTGAATCGCAATCTGTTCCCGGATGGTCGCAACATGCTACAGGCTCTGCATGCTGAAAGATTGATGAAGCGTGTGAATACTGAACATGTTTTGGTAACACCCAGTCCCAATGCAAATGTTCGACTGAGCGAACTCAACAAGATCCTGAACGAAATGAAACTGGGATCTGATGCAATCAAGAAGATGGCTGACCTGGACAACAATGCAGGATTGGTAGATCCCAAAGTCAAGCGTCAAGCAGAAGCTGCCTACAAGGCACAACAAAATAAACCAACCACTGGTTATTCTGCTGCCCCAGTCGACGGTGCGTTAGATGATAAATCCATTGCTGCTGACATGCTTACCCAGGCGGTGCGCATGCACAACGAAGCAACTGGCATGATCAACGAAGCAGCCAGAATGAAGAAGGAAGCAGAAAAAATGTTTCCTGGTGTACGAATGATGGACTTGCCCAAGATGGCACCCATGCCAGTGATGGAAGCTGAGAAGCCAGCAGTGAAAAAGGGCCGACCTGCCAAAGCCAAAGTCGCTGCCCATGCCGCTGAGTGAAGAATTCCTGTCCAAGTGGGATCATATAATTTCAGAAGTAGAAAAGACCGAAGTTCCGTTAGAATGCATCAATAAAATGATCGTTCGCATAGATGGCAATCGTCAGAAGACCATCAATCTAGCTAGACTAAGACGGGACGGGCTTGACAACGATGAAATTGAAGAACTGCTTAACCGCAATCTCAACTCGCTTGGCGACACTGTGCGTACCATTGACTTTGTGGTTGATGTAAATGCTGTTGCCAATATTGTTCAACCAGCCACGGATAAATTATTAAAAAGTCTATGAATGTTCGACTACTCAGCTACAGTCAGCCCACGAAGGAGTTTGCAGAGTCAGGAATCGACAATGCACAAGAACTCATTGCGTATTGCGCCCGTGTGTCCAATCCTGCCAATCAGCTCAACACTGACACATCAGAAAAACTCATCCGATACCTGGTTAAGCATGCTCACTGGAGTCCACTTGAAATGGTTTCAGCTTGCGTGGAAATTACAACAACAAGAGATATTGCAAGGCAAATCCTTAGACACCGTAGCTTTGCGTTCCAGGAGTTCAGCCAACGCTACGCTGACCCAACAAAGGATCTTGACTTTGTACTTAGAGAAGCCCGACTCCAGGACACCAAGAATAGACAAAACAGTATAGAAACTGACAACGCTGATCTTGCACTATGGTGGGACAGCGCACAGCAAGAAGTTATTGATCTGGTTCGCAAGCATTATGCTCGAGCTATTGAACTTGGTATTGCCAAGGAACAGGCCCGAGCCATCTTGCCTGAAGGCAACACTGTGAGTAGACTGTACATGAATGGTACCTTGCGATCCTGGATTCATTTTATTGAACTCAGGAGTGCCAATGGTACCCAGAAAGAGCATCAAATTGTTGCGTTAGCCTGTGCTCAAGCCATTGCAGCAATCTTTCCAATGGCTGCCGATCTAGTTGCAAAGTGACCAATCATGTGTTACACTAACACATGGCCATAACTGCTGCACCAACTGACCGATCACACTGGAAGCCTCGAGAGTTTAGACTTATCAATGATCAATCTGTGGCGTTTTCGGACCTGGTTGTGCATTCTTTTTGTGTGTCTGAAATTGAAGATCCTGCGATACACGCAGCTGGTCCTTTGACAGACTGGGAACACAGCGAAGCAGGTGCCTGGGTAATAGCTCATGCTGTAGAAACTCCTTGGTGGACTCAACACTTGGATATCAGCAACTATTCATATCGATTCAGTATCATAGCCAGACTCAGCGAGCCCGATCAAACGTTTTTCAAACTCAAGTACACATGAACAGTGAATACATCGAATATCTAGATGTTGTGGCCACATCTCGTCCACCTGTTCGAAAGCAGATGTGGGATGGCACTAAATTTGTACCAATAATGGTGTATCGAACTTTTGAAAAACTCTCTCGAGATCAAGAGAGTTGGTTACAAAAAACATATGGAGCACCGGGTATAGTACAACCTGGTCGATATTGGGATTATGCCAGCAGTATGCATGGGTTGATGGACGAAAAAGTTTACATGATGTTTCAATTGAAATGGACAGGAAAATGAATATACTAGTAACAGGCGGACTTGGTCTTATTGGGCACAATGTGGTTCAACGACTGCAAGATCAAGGGCATGTGGTGTCTATCATGGACACACAAACCAACTACGGAATTATTCCTCAGCCTGAAATAGATTATCTGGTTGAAGAACGTATCAAGAAAATCAACTTGAGTAGATACTACAAGTATGACATTTGTGACAGCTATGCTGTGAACAAGGTGTTCAAGATTGAACAGCCGGAGATTGTGATTCACATGGCCAGCTTTCCGCGACAGAAAGTGGTCAATGCCAACCCTGCAAAGGGCAGTCGTGTGATGAGCGAAGGCTTGCTAAACTTGTTGGAAGCCAGCCGGAACTACGATACACGCAAATTTGTGTATATCAGCAGTTCCATGGTGTACGGAGACTTTGTGGATGATGTAACAGAAGATGCAGTATGTGCTCCGCAAGGGCAGTATGGCATTATGAAACTGGCAGGTGAATGGCTGGTACGAGACTACACACGCAGAGACAATATTGCACACACTATCATTCGTCCCAGTGCTGTGTACGGGCCCTTGGATGTGGAAGATAGAGTCATTGCAAAATTCATGCTGGCTGCCATGCGCGGCGGTGTATTGAATGTGAATGGCAAAAACGAAACCCTGGACTTTACCTATGTGGAAGATGCTGCTGATGGTATTGTGGCTGCTGCATTGAGCCACAACACTGATAACAAAACCTATAACATCACCAAGAGTCACAGTAGAACATTATGGGACGCTGCTAACTTGGCAGTCAAACTTGCAGGCTCGGGCTCTATTGTGGTCCGAGACAAGGACACAGACTTTCCCAGTCGCGGTGCGCTGAACATTGATGCTGCACGTAGAGACTTTGGATTTGATCCCCAAGTAGATGTAGAAGAGGGCTTTGAAAAGTATTATGAATGGCTTAAAAATTCCGTTTACTGGAATACCAAAACAGTATAACAATCTACGCACAGAAATTCTGGATGCAACAGACACTGTGTTGCGTTCAGGATCTCTCATGAGCGGTGAATATACCGAACAATTTGAATCCTGGCTGGCCAAAAAGAATCACAGCCTGTATGCAATCACATGTCATTCAGGCACACAGGCCCTGGAAATCATTGCTAGTTATCTCCATGATCTAGATGATGCGATAGTATCAGTTCCTGCAATGACCTATGTGGCCACTGCCAATGCGTGGCGACGAGCAGGTTGGACTGTGACCGTGGCAGATACCAATGCATATGGACTAATGGATTTGGCAACTGTTCACAAAGACGCCACTGTGATTTGCCCTGTTGGCTTGTATGGCCACGCCCTGGATTCCAGTTATGCGTCTGAAGGATACTCTAGAACCTGGGTTGAAGATGCTGCACAACATTGGTTGAGTCGCAACTGTGAACGCAGGGGGTTTGCGGCTGCTATCAGTTTTGATCCTACCAAGAACTTCAACAACTACGGCAACGGCGGAGCAGTAATTACTGATAGCATCCTGTTGGATCTCTTTGCTAGAAACTGGATTAGAAATCGATCATATCGCATTAGTGGCAGTGCGCAGACTGGCACAAACTCGCGAATGAGTGAAGTTGACTGTGCGCAGATGATGGTCAAGACTCGTTACATAGATGCATGGCAAACCCGCAGGGGAGAGATTGCGCGACACTGGATGGAGCAACTGAGTCAAGCCGGAATTCGTTCACTGATTGACGCCACAAACTATCGAGAGCATTGCTATCACAAATTTGTAATTGATGTTGATCATAGAGATCAGCTACATCAGGCGCTAACTGATCTTGGCATTGAAACCAAAGTACATTATCTAGATCCTATCCAGGCCTTGAATCCATATCAAGATTGTGCTGCTCCTGATATATTGGGTGCCTGCTATTCTCTAAGCCGACGCTGTTTGAGTCTGCCAATCTATCCTGAGCTCACTGACTCAGAAGCAGAATACATCATTGACTCGGTAATAGGCTGCGTTTGACAAACGCATAACTTGCAAGCCACTCCCACTCGTAGCTTTTCTTAAGAGCTGCAAAGTCACCGTTGACTTGATTGTAATATTCTACAGCATCTTCTGCACCAAGTCGGCTCCACTGCGGATCTGTTTCGTCACTGTTGATATCAAGCCATTTGTTTAGACGGTATTCATTTTCCACATCTGGCAAGCTGGCTTGAAGTTTTAGAACTTCTCTGAATGCTGTGCGCCATGTACTCCAGGCACTAGTATCGTAGTATGCCACTCCACTCAAGATGGGCACTACTTCATGTGGTGAGTCCAGCGTGAAGTCTAGTCCCACTCCTGGATTGTCTAGTACCAATTGTTTGTTGTATGCGATCATGGCCTGATGTCCGTATATTAGGCCATTGACCGGATTCCGAGCATGAAAGATATAGTGTTTGGCTTGTTGCATGCGATCAGGTTGCCATGCCCAGTCAAAGTCAAGATCAATTGCTAACTTACCAAACACAGCAAAGAACCACGGCGTAGTACTGGCCTGGGCTGCTGCATGATATGCTGCTGCACGACCATTCACACGATCGACTCTGTGTAGTTTATTTGTCTCTAGTCCTATGATTCTGCTTTCTAGAATTGTCCAATTATCTTCAGCGTTGGTTTCACCGTTGGAGATGAACACAATGTCCTGGCGCGGATCCAGTAGCACACGATGCGTCTTGTCCACATAAGGGTAATCGTATAGCTGTGTCTTGATATAAGGCACGGCTGTTCGAGGCACAATCACACTAGATGCACCGGGATTCAACGGAACTATAGTCTTGGTTTGTTCTCTCCACAATGACACAGTGACCAAGTTTGCGCTCATGTAGGCAGACTGTGTGAATACTGCTAGTGGACCGGCAAAGTTTCGAGTCCGAATCACATCTGCATGACTGTCTTGATCGTGCTGTACTATGGGCATGGGTCTACGTGGAACGCCAGTACTAACAAAGTTTAGATCATACCAATCAAGCAATGCAAATTGATCTATACGCTTTTGGAAGCTGGGCACATGCATATAGAATGTGTCGCCAAACTTTTGCTCGTCGCTAGCAAACACATGCAGCATGGTGTTTTGCCATAGCTCAGGATGCCAGGAGAAGTCAAAATTACTGTAGTCGCAGATACTACTGACAATCCACACATACTCGTGTTCACAAGTGTTGGCAATTCTAGCAAGTGTATCTTTGTAGTTGTCAAAGTAACGAACAGTGGATACAACTCCTGGAACTTGTCCAGCATTGCCGTCCAGGTGATTTATTTCAATTATGGGTGTTGTGCCAGACTTGACACTTCCTCTGACTTGATCGCAAAACTTCAGATCTATGGCACCTGCCACACAATATTTTGGACCGCCTGTGCGTTGATGCTGTGTGCCAAATTGATATACATAATCAGGTTCTGTTGTGTCAGGATGCCAGGAGAAGTCAAAACTATCTGCATCAAAATTGTCAGGAATGACCCAGTTGCTCCGGTCCTGTAACCGCGTCAGCACTTGGTCTTTTCTGTAGTTGATTTCAAAATAGCCTGACTTGGGCGCTAGATATGTACCTGAATCTTTTTGCCATTGGCTGGGCCAAGCATGACACTGATGACCTTGCCAAGGTGCTGGTTTCCAAAGGAAATTGAACCCTGTGTAATCCACTAAGTATGATACCATCCAGAAATATCCAGTGCGACTCTGTTGCTGTGCTTGTTCAATTGATTCAACCTCACACTCATGCACAAACAGGTTGGGTTTATTTCCAATATAAAATACGTCGAACATTAATGATCAGAATAGATGAAATTTACAACAACACTTTTTGGCCTTGGTTTCAACGGAATCGTCCAGGTTACAGAGTGTTTCATTGCGATCCGTTTGGGCGCAGTGATCCAGACAGTGTAGTTAGTTACGGTAGTGATACTGCTCACGAACACAATTATATATTCATTTATGACCAAGAGCCTATTCATTTGAGCATACACATGGAGACTTTTGAGAAAGTTATAACTCTCAATGCAGATATACACTCCAACATATATCTTAATAGAGTCACTGGCGCCTGGAGCAAGATACCACGTGCAAATGGTGAAATTCCTGGATACCTGTTGACCAGTGAACATGATAGCGAAAATGTTGAATATGTGTGTGCTCATTTCAAGTGGAAACCTGCTTACTATTTCTTTCATGGCTGGGCAGCACTGGACTGGTATCGCGGATATGACAAGACCTTTTTGATACAGCCAATACAAGAACGCACTATAACCCGAACATTTATTGCCCCTAATCGTATTGTGGCTGGCGAACGGCAACATAGATTAGAAATACTGTATCACATATTCAAGCATGATATGACGCACAATCATATCAGTTGTCCCGACACATGCCCTGCAGAAAACATCAGCATACACCATGCCATCAAGCCCTTGGCAGCAAAATATCCTGACATTGAATCTGTATTTGCGGCACAGACCTTGCCCATCAACTTTGTGAATGAAACCGACCATCCCATGCATAGCTGTTGGCTCAGCTTGTTTGATGAGGCAGCCGAAAGCCTACTATATCTTGTGACTGAAACTGTGGCTACAGGACGTAGACATCATTTGACTGAAAAGACATTCAAGCCCATTGCTCTAGGTATGCCATTTGTTGTTGTGGGCACACGTGGTAGTCTCGAATACCTGCGCAGTTACGGTTTCCGAACCTTTGGCAACATCTGGGACGAGAGTTATGATTTGGCCGAGGACGATTTGCGTATTACTCGCATTGCTGAACTGCTAAAGAGTCTAGACGTGCTGTCTACCAAAGCCAAGCAACAGTTGTTTGATGCAGCTCAAGAAGTAATAGAACACAACTGGAATCATTTCTACAAGGGTGGTTTTGAAGCAGTATTGTGGACTGAACTAAACAACATGCTGGCACAGATAGATACATGATAAATTTTTGCTACGACACCATGAGTGATCCTGAATTAGGATATCCTAATCTTGCTGATCTAGGTCTAGGGCCAGACGACTTTGACAACACCTGGCCCAGAACAATTGCATTCAGACTGCTAGTATATCTCAAACATGCAGGGGCCGTTTGGACCAGCAGCACAGTGGATCAAGCACCCGCAGGTAGTTGGTATCCGGTTGCGCTGGGCTGGCACGATTTTGATTGTGATTATTTTGGACTAATGAAACTCAACACTATTGCTAAATTGCAGCTGAAAGAAATAAAAGTATTGTTCTACTATCACGAAGGGGACAATCCTGATCGCATACGAGAACGTCTGGATAGTTTGTGTGTGCAACATCAGCTGCCTGTGGATTGTTATTTGTTTGTGAGTGCCAATACTGTGGCCAATTCTGTGGCTAGATGCCATTACTTTCCAGATCACGAATACTTTTTGAGTTATGTTAATCGTCGTCAAGGTTACACTCCTGTAACTGATCTTCCTAGACAGTATGACTTTACTGCACTGAATCGCATACACAAATGGTGGCGCGGCAGCATCATGAGTGATCTGCATGCCGATGGTATTCTAAACAACAGCCTGTGGAGTTACAATACTGATTGCACTATAGATGATCTGGAGGACAACAACCCTATTAGCATAAAGTCTGACTCGGACTGGGTCAAAAAACTACAGTTGTTCCTGGCAAATGGTCCATACTACTGTGACGGTCCTGATTCAGATGCACACAACGATCACAGAATGATCAATACTGATCTTTATCTTAACAGCTATTGCCACATCTCAATCGAAACCTTGTTTGATGTGGATCAAAGCGGTGGTGCTTTTATCACTGAAAAAACCTACAAGTGCATGAAGTTTGGACAACCATTTGTGATAGCAGGACCCGTGGGCAGTTTGGCGGCCTTGCGTTCTGCAGGATATCGTACATTTGATTCAGTGATTGACAACAGTTACGATAGCATAGTAGATAATACTCAACGTTGGTTTGCTGTAAAACAAACTTTGCAGCAGATCAAACAGCAGGACCTGCATCAATGGTATTTGAAATGCATGCCCGATTTGATACACAACCAACAATTGTTTATACAGCGTTCCAGGCCCAGTCTAGCTCGCTTGATTGACCGTCTTAGCTACACACAGTAACACCGTACAAGGCTTCGAATCGATCTGCGTCCGCGCGATCGTTGACCATGGGTTCACCGCGTATGTTCAGGCTGGTGTTCAGCAGCATGGGACAGCCGGTCATGACATACCATTTTTCCAAGAGTTCTCTAATGCCCGATGGCGAATCTTTTGATACAGTTTGTACTCTGCTGGTGCCATCATGATGCACAATAGCAGGATACAGTTCAGGACTGCGACAATGACTCACTGACTGCATGTAAGGACTGTGTTCCCAACCACGAGGCATGATAAAGTACTGATCAGCCAGTTCTTCCAGTATCACAGGAGCAAATGGTCGGAACTGTTGACGTCGTTTGATTTCATTCACACGATCTTTTATGTCTGGTCCTCTGGGGTCTGCAAGCAGGCTTCTATGTCCAAGGGCTCTAGGTCCAAACTCTGCACGACCTGAGGCCACGCCAACAATGCCAGTGGTAACAAGATTATCAAGTAGAAGATTAACAGGATAAGCACCGGGGATATCATGGCCAAGAAAAGCACTAGTCCAATTAACCCGCTGACCATAAGCCAACGCAGCGGCTCCCAGGCTAGAGCCAGCATCACCAGGGCAAGGCATAATCCAAATGTTTTCAAAATAATTTCCTATTCGTCTGTTGGCACTGCAATTGAGTGCAACCCCGCCTTGATAAACTAGATTGCTGCTGAACTTGAAGTTTCGAGCTCGCATCATGACGTTTAGAATCAAGTCTTCCGCTAGATCCTGTGCCCCTGCTGCCAGATCTGCGTCACTAAAATGTTCCAGATACTTGGGATCTAGTCCTGTGTGTAGATTTTCTTTGAATCTAATTTCCCATTCATCCTGCACCAGATTCATTCTCATGAGTTCGCTGATGCCCGGATTGCCATAAGCAGCCATGCCCATTAGTATGTATTCTTCGTCTAGTGGGTGTAGGCCAACGCGGCCAGTGACTGCACTATAAAAGAGTCCGATGGAATGTGGGTAATTTTGTTGCCACAGTTTTTTATAAATTGCACGACCCGTTGAATCATATTCTGCGCCCCATATAGTAACTGTTTCCCATTCGCCCACTGCATCTATTACCACGACTGTGGCACGATCAAACGGGCTGGTTTGAAATCCTGAAGCCGCATGGCTCAGGTGATGACTGTGACTAGATACTCGCTCTGGTTCAATACTGTCGCCCAGCTGAGACTTGAGTATTTGCCCTACTGTGAGTTTGTTCCAGTCAATGCCTTGTCCAGCATAAAGTTGACGCAGTTGCTTGGCCCAGGGACGTTCATAATAGGCCACATGCGCAGGTGCATACGGCAAGATATCATCCAAGAGCCCTGGACAGAAGTCGGCATCATTCTTGCGTTTGCTGTAGCGTTCGCTGTGTCCAGCAAACAACACGTCACCTTGTGAACTCAGCACTGTGGCAGCAGCGTCATGAAACCCTGCCGAGACTCCTAGTATATTCATTTATAGATAAAAGGATCACGCTTTCTCAATTCTTTTAATTTCTTTCGGTAACGATATTCCAGGGTAATTCTTGCCCATAAGTTCTTTAGCCAGGTCATTTCAATTTCCTTATTTGTTGTAGATCATAGTCTGGATCATTCCAGTGATATTCGTATGTTGCAGTAGCGGTGCTAGTACTTATTCTATGCACATCCTGGTGCTTGTATAACTGCGACCATATTTTTTCATAATCTGTTGTGCCAAAGCTGCGCACAAGATCCACTTGTGCTACCTTAGGATGGCCAATTGTCAAACTTTTATCTTCAGGATCAAAGCCGTTGGCCACTAACCATTCGCGAAATTCTTTGAGTGCCAAAATCTGCCACGGAAATGCACCCGGATCATTGGCCCATTCTATATCAAAATCGCCGGCTGCTTGAGTTTGTGATCTAAGTGTACTGGTTACCAGTTCATTCACACGACTGTCTCGGCCTTCGTCTGTGAACACTTCCCAATGATGTTTACCCACAGCTTTGTTTACTCCCGCATACACACCGCCCAAAGATCGATTTATTGTTTCTATTCCGAACAATTCATAATCTTCAGCATCTAATTCAAAACGTGGTGCTTGCAGCCAACACATCAGTTGCGATGGTCGCTGCCATACAGGAGCAGTTTTTAACTTGCGAATGCTTAATACCAGACTTTCTAGTTCATGACACAGCAAATTCAACTGACGTATGTGCCAACGAGTTGTATCATCTGCGGCTGTGTAATACGGACTCATTGCGCCCGATACCCCTTGAAGGTCTTCAAAATATCTGTGTAATTGATTCATGTGGGCATGATTAATACCAAGATTGATATCAATTGTGTTGGCAGGAGTGAAAAAGTCTTTTATAACATATCCTAGACCTGCTGAATTAACAGCATGTATGCTGCGATTAATTTGTGTACAGATGTATTCTGGATCACGTTTGCTGTTTGCCCATCCTATCCAACAGTAATTCTTTTCTAGATGATTCTGATTCTGAATCAACTGATTCAATGCTGCCAACCATTTGCGTGAGAGACTGTTATCCTCTACATCAATGTACACTGACATCACTTGATCGTCAGTGCTTCTCAGGTCCATCCGTATAGTATCAAGCATGTTGGTTCCACCATTCTAGCACCGCAGGTCTTGCTGACAGGATATCAGCCATCGAAGTTGATGATTTGCGTATGCTTTCTAATTGTAACATATATGCCCGGCCTTTTGCAAGACCCGAAGCATAGGTGTCTGGCCATTGTTCGTCAAATGTGGGACGTGATTTCAACTGCACCAGCACGTCACGCATGGCACCTGAAGTAACATCAATCAGCTCGTCCAGCCAAGGATGCAGTATTTCTCTTGGTAATGCCAGTGGGCTCATTATGATATCTGGACTGAAACTAAACACCACTTTGGCCAGCAGTTGCACACCCAATTCTTGGGCTAGTTGCTGTACCGCTAGGACCTGTGTCATACCCGGTAGAGTTAGTGTAAAGTCTATGCGCATTTGTCTTGGATGCGAACTGTACTCTAATCCTTGACGGAAGTTCGCAAGCCAGTGATCGTAGTCAAGTCCTGTTCTAATGTATTCTCCTGTGGCTTCAACTCCGTCCAGACTTGCGCATATTTGCCAATCGCGCATGTGAGCCAGTATATCACGAAATAAATTACGCCCACCGTAGTCAACTCTGCTGAGATTGGTATTGTACCTGGCATATACTCTGTGGCCATCATCGAGTTCCACAATACGAGCCATGTAGCGCCAGTGCTGTTCATACATCAAGGGCTCGCCGCCTACCCAGTACACTTCTTCCACACGATGTTGCTCTACAGCATCTGAAAATTCTTTTTCAATCTGAGTATCCTGAAACACAGCAATCTCTTGGCGAATCTCAGGCTGCATCCAGGCGTTCTTGGGATTGGTCCAGTCAATCATTTTATGCTGACGCTGTTCGCTTTCCCAGGCGCTGCTCAACATATCACCGCACATTCTACACTTGAAGTTGCACAGATTGCTAAAACGATAATCCCAGCTCACGGGCTGCATAGTGGTGCTGCCGTCTGGGGCAGTACTGCTGATTACTTCGGGCAGTTTGTGGCGGAACAGGTGTTCAAAATAGGTGCGGTACACATCAGTGTTCAGCAGTTGGTCATTGCACACTTCGCACTCGGGCAAGGTTTCTCCAGCTAGCATGCGTCTGCGCACACTTCGCATGTGTTCACCATTCCAGTGTTGCTCTAGTGTGATGGGAATATACCGTCCTGTGCCTGCGGCTGTGTCTATGTACTGCGCAAAATTCTGTGCAGGCTCTCGCGAAGCACAGCACATTCTGCGTTCGGTCTGCGGCGAAAGATAGGTGTGGACCCAGGGGGCCAAGCATAGTGAATCAGGTTTGGTCATGTATTTTGGCTAGTATTTTTTTTGCTAATGCTTCATGGGCGGCATCTCGAGGATGCCCACTAAATTGAAGATTTAATATATTTTTTGACCATTCGACAAACCCAAGGCCGTTGTCAAGAAATATCCATTTGTCAAGATCAAGTTTTGTTGACAGTAAATTTTCTTGATTTTGTATTCCTTGAGACAAATCGGTCATTGAACTCATAAAGATATGTGGTATATCTGCTGAGGTTAAAAGTTGTTGAGAAATGTATATTTCTTTTAAAGTCTTGTCAATATGATACTGTGGGGTTGTATCAATGTGTTTAAAATATTCTATTGACATTGGCATGGTGCTAGTTGGCAAAAGACTTATCCACCCTTCATCCTGTAAAAGTAACTCGTGTCTCACAGTGGCAGTCCACATAACTAATACCATGTCATGCTGTGTTAATATTGGAAGTGCTTGTATTATTCTTCTAGAAATTGCGTTGTTGGCATAGCTTCCTATGGCATGGCAATGATATTCTGCAGATAACTTATTAGCTACTAATCCCCCGTATGAAAGATTGCTCGGAGTCGGCCAGTTATTAGTAGGACAATCACTTAATTCATGCCCATAGGTAAAACTGTCTCCAAACGCAAAAACTCGATTGTATTTCATTTAAATTAGTTTCCTTGATTCAAGATTCTGCATATTCTATTAGAGGTTCAATGATTTGTGTTATTATACCTTGTTTACATAATTGTTCATTGAAAAAATGATTGTGATTGTGCTGTAGTTTTTGCCAGGTAATTGGAGAATATGGCTCCTGTGTGACTAGACTTAGATTTTCTATCACTAGTTTTAATCTTTTTTCAAAATTAGATTCCTGATCATAGCTTTCGTCAAATATATTATCAAATGTTTCAAACCCTTGGTCTCTTAGAAATGTCAACGAATCTGATTGCCCTATTATCAACATGGGCTGATAAAAAGCACATGACTTGTAGGTTTTATCTGTCAGACGAAAAAGTTGACCATGCTGGGCAGTTTCCACTACTAAATTTATACAGGTATCATTATACCATTGCGGATTCATAAAACGTTGATTAACGTCTAAATTGTCAATGGTATATTCATCATTGGGCAGTCTGTTATTTTTGTAACTCCACAACATGTGTTCTAGCCAGGGATGTAATTCTTCAACAATTCGGTCACGACGTGGACTAACTCTGTGTATGGGCATCAATGCAATTTTTTTATAGGTTTTTTCTGCGCTGTATTGATGATATCCTAGAGCTTGCCACCATAATGCTTCGTTCCATCTGAACCAGTTTGCGTTTGACAGTTGATAAAACCGGGCAAATGAAGTATTAGGCTCTTCCCATAAATTATCAACAATAACTTTATAACCTCGATTCAACAGTTGATTTGCCAATGGGTCTCGAGCATTCATCCACCAGAACACAAACAATGAATTTTTACTGTAGGTCTTAGATTCATCGTAAGTCTCAATATTGAAATATTCTTGCCACAACGGTTCCAGATACCAGCTTGTAAAACTGGTAAATTGTTCCGGTTGCAATACCAGTTTAGCCATTGAACTTGTACTCAATCAACTGAGCCATTTCGGGACAGATCACAGCAAAGTCTTGATTTCTTTTGCGGTCCAGATCTGCTATATTTGATCTCAGCATAACCCCATCTGTGCTGGCTCCATGATTCATGAAATCAATCACACCATTGATATCTTGTTGGTAGCGGGCCGGTCCAGCATTAAATTTCAAATAGTGTGTGATAGCAGTTTTAGCTGAATCTGGCAGAGTAGAGATACTAAAGTACCAGGCATCGTGCATGATATTCCAGTACACATAATTAAATTTCTGATCCTGGATCCACCAGGCCAGCTGATCTATGTAACGCACATTGAACACATTCACAGTTGAGCAACACTGTAGTTGAATGTTGGGATATTGTGTGCGCAGTTGTCTAAAGCGTTGTAGATTGTCACACACTTCAGTCCACACAGCATTGGTGCGCTGATATTCAAAGCGTTGATTCAGGTCATCAATTGAGAATGCAATTTCTACTGTTTTGAAATGACGCCATATTTCATGCGCCTTTTCTGGATATTGAGTACCATTTGTGTTGTAATGAATTTCAACTTGATGTGCAATTCCGCGATCCACAATACCTTGCAGCATTGCAAAGTGTTCAGCGATCATAAAGGGCTCGCCACCGGTGAATTCTATATAGCGTATGTCTGTTAGCACACTGTCAATCTGGCTCCAGAATTGTTCATTTTCTCGGGGCCAGGCACCGGCTCGCAGCATTTGATATGCATGAGAACTTTTTTGTTCTGCCCGCGGCATGAAGTTCAATTCTTCTGTGGCAAACTGACTTGAACTCCAGGGACCGCATATGCGACATTTTAAATTGCAGATGTTGCCCAGTTTGAGATCCAGGAACATCAATGGCCTGGCATCTGTAGTCCAGGGCTCATCTCTTAAAGAGTGTTTAAGGCGATCTAGGGTATGCATTCGTTTTGATTTGCGTCCTGCATCTTCTTCATTCCAACATTTTCTACATGTTTCGGGCCGGCTCCCTGCTAAGAATTTAATGCGTAAATCACGCATGTGATCACTGGTTTGTATGTCAACAAAATTGGCAGTAGATAATTCAAACTTGTTTCCGTTGTTGTCCAAAATTTCGTCATCGGCTAGGCAGCAAGGTCGCACAGTGCCAATTGGACTAGCTTCTAAGCTGATCCAAGGTAATATACAAAATTTATTGTGTGGTAAGTTCATATAACGCTTTTTTTTCTATCAGCAACGGTATCAACACTTCTTGACACCATAGTTCGTGTCCTATATGTGAAGGATGTAGATTATCTTCCCACAGATGATTATGTGTTTTTACCCATGTTCCTAGAAAATGCTTGTGATCAAAAAACAACCAAGGAGCATTATCTAATATCAGATTAAGTTTTTCAAGTTCTATGCCATAGTTGATCCATTGATTGGTTTTATCACCCTCACACCATAAATTCTGGTAGGCAGTGTAGTAAAACGTATAATCTCTTTGTCTGAGATAATCAGTTAACTGTGTCATGGCTAGCCAGGAAGTCAATGCCAAACTTTGATTGTTTTGAAATTTTGTATATTCTTTAAGAGCTTGTTCTACCAGTGATACTTGACGATTTGCCCACCAATTGCCACCTACTACTAATTCAGTGCAGTCTGAATAATCATAGGTAAATTGGTATGCCTTTTTAAAGTTGCTAAGTGTTGGATCAGTTATCCAATCCACACGCTCGATTCCGCTCCACATGACCATAATCAATAGGTCCTTGGGATTGGGTTTGTGTTGTTCAAGCCATAATATAATGCTGTTTTTGATATGTGTGTTGCCAGCCCCTGGTATTGCCAAATTGTGAATGTTTAATCCGGCCCAGTGTGCTAGATTGTTTGCCCATGAAACCGGAGTATGATAATTGTTATGCGTAAAACTACACCCTGACACCAGCAAGTTTTTATAAGATGACCCAAACATATTCATCTGAGTGCCGACAATTCAGGAATAATGTCCAGCATACGTTCGTTACGAATACCATCCAGTTCATGTGTTTTGCGCCAGAATGTATCCAGTAGGTGTGTGTTGTCTGTGGCTGTCATGTAGGTGATAGCCGATTCGAATCCCACTGTGGCTCGCTGTAATGGATCTTGCCCGCGAAGCCATTCAATGTGTTCGCGATATCGGGCTAGCAATATACCTTTGTATTCAGCAGGTGCTATGTCTATTCTGTAATGTGCAGGATCTTGCAGAATGTTTACATTGAGATCCTGTGCTCGAATCAGGCCTTTTGCAACCCAATCTTTGTGAAAGTCTGGCAAGTGTAGAGCATTCATTATGCTGAGTGTGGGACTGATATAAAAGTCTACAGCAGGGCAGATTTCAATCATTTTTCGACGGTTTTGTTCTACCACTGTCCAGCTGGTACCCTTGCGTATGTATTCACCGCGAGCACCGCTAGCGTCTAGACTGGCACCTACACTAACTGAATCAAACAATTTCCAATATTCAAATACACTCTTATCTTTGAGATTGGTATGCGTGAAATTAGTGTTGTATATTAATCGTACATTGAACTTTTTTTGTCGCACCAGTTCGTCTAGAATCTTATAGTGTTCTTCCATGAGCAATGGTTCGCCGCCGGCAAAGTAGATCTGTTCAACATGCTCAATATGATCCACTAATTGATCCCATGCATCAGTTTCAAATCTACCAGCATAGTTCAACACCTTGTGTGTTTTTTTCCAGTCAGGGCCGGCTAGTTTGGCTTGATCCTTGTACCAAGAACTTGAAAAAATATGGCCACAACTGCGGCAACTTAGATTACAGAGATTTGAAAATCTTATGTCCCAGTAGGTCAACTCAAATCTGTCTAGAGTTCCATCAGGTTCAGTTTCATGTACTCGATTGATAAGATGTCCGTGATGTTTGTTGGCACTCATTCTTCCACTGACAAATCCCGCCGACTCTTGCTCGTAGCACCTGTTACACGCCGAAACAGATTGTTCATTCAGCATCTGATTACGTATTTTTTTTATCGGTTCTTGGTTCCATATTTCCTTGATAGTATTCTTTCTCATGTCTCCAATAGAAAATTCCATATCTGCCTGGCAACATGGATATGCTGCTCCAGTGGGATAGGCATGAAAATGCATCCAGGGATACATGCAAAACGTAGAACTTTTGGTCAGTAAGAATTGTTCTTGTTCGGTGAGATCTTCTATATCAACTCTCATTGGACCTAGATAATTGTATTGATAACTGCCTGGTTTTATATTTTTGGTCATTTTATCTTGTGGCCGACGATCCGTGTGTTCAACCGTATAAACTTCAATTGTAAAAGGGACTGAATCTTTAGAAAGAGACTGGTAGTTAGCCGTATAAGCATTGCGCACAGTAACATCATTGGTCAGCAAGATGACAAAAAAATTAGATATGTCAATGTCATTGAGTCTGTGCTGTAGTTGTGTTAGCAATTGCCCTGCCGATTGTTCAACATCTTCATATATGTCACCACGCGACATTGTAAATAATATTCGTTGAGTGGTATCATAATAATCTCTATGTACCGATTGAACTGTTTTTATCATCCAGGGCTTTTTATTATAGATATTTAAATCATGCCAAGGGTCAAGATCAATCACGGCCAATACATCGTACTGAGATTGTAATTCTGTTATTTTTTCATTCAAGGTCATAATGTGTCATACCATGCGGCTAATTTAGGAAATGCGGCGCCAAAGTTCTTGTCTCTGCGGCCGTTGTATTGAGAATAGAATTCACGGAAGTCATTCAGCAGTTTGGGCTGTTCAAAAGCGTCCGAGTGCGGTGTCTTGACCACATCTAGGTAATCAATCAGACGCTGTGTGTGATTTACTTCATGCTCATGCAGCCACGGGTTGGCACGATTCTTGTACAGCCATTCTTCCAGCACAACTCTATAGCCGGTGCGAATATCTTCGGGCAACACCAGGGCTGACTGAAAGCTGGGAAAGCGTAGAATATTCAAGGTAAAGCTCACTTGATCGCGACCATACAATCGTTTTAGATCCATGAGTTGATTCAGCAACTCGGGCAAGCTGTTCAGGCACAAGGCATTTATAGTACACATCACATGCAGAGTTTTTACTGCACGACTCTGTAACAGAGTGTGTACATTGGCCAACCACTGAGCATAGTCCAGACCGTCACGAATGTATTCAGCTTGAGTACCCACCGCTTCCATGGATGTGTAAAGTTCCACATGCGGCAATGATTCAATTGCTGTGACAAACTCCTGTAGTTTGTGTGAATCAAAGCCTAGGTTTGAATTGATAGCCAACCGGGTTGTGCTGCGACCTTGGTTCTGTTTGAACCAGTCAATCAGCTTCCAGGTATAACCCGACATTAGCGGTTCACCACCTGTTATTCTCAGCTCCTGGAGTGTTTTATGTAGATCCGTTTCCCACCACTTAAAGAACGCTTCGACATAGGGATTAGTTTCATTAAAGCTATACAGTTGTGAGCTATCATGCCCATGCGTAAAGTGATTACGACCATCACTAACCAATCCTATGTACGGGCCATTATTTTTAATATCTCGTACCCAGGTGCTACTGAAAGCAGGGTTACAATAACTACAAGCAAACTGACAAGTGCGGTCAAAGGCGATTTCAAGAGTGCGTAAATTAACGTCTTGATCTGGTGGAGTTTCATATGCTTCTTTCAGTGTGGTAATAGGATAAATCTTGCTTTTGTATACGCGGTCGCTCACAGCATCTCGACCCATGTCTTCGATCTTCCAGCAGTATTCGCAACCTGCAGGACGCTCGCCTGCAATCATCCGGCGACGGTCGTCTTTCTTCTGATCAGTATTGTGCAGCAGCCTAGGGTTGATACTGACTTTATCTTTGTCGACCAAATGGGCTGGCGGGTGATGACAACTTGTGGTCTGTCCACTTCCTAACCAAATGGTAGCATTGTACCATTTCGCTGCACAAAAACTCTCACTCAGTGGGTCTAGCACTGTGCGTTTAAATTCTAAATCATTCACTGAAGGGTATGCTCTTGTAAAAAATCAAACAACCGCTGGGGAAAGTCGCGGCGTAGTTGCTCTCGATACTCACCGAGATGTTGTTGATTGTATTTACATACAGTGTAACACTCATTGAGAAATTTTGCAAGGTCTTGACTGCAAAGATCCTGTACAATTTCGACAATTCGATTGAGTCTATCTTGGGTGTTGTCAATCAAATCAAACGACTCGTCTATCACATGCCCGAATGTTTGAAATCCCAAGTTGCGAAGATCACGATAAAATCCAGCATTGCTTGCCACGATCCACGGATGTCCTTGTGCCAGCGGTTTGGCAATCTTTTCAGTTCGAAAACTGTTGCCGTGTTCGCATATGGTTTCTGTGACCAGACTAAAGTAGGTATCAGCATAGGGTTCGGTTTGTAGATAAATTTCACCCCAGGTGTTGTGAAACATGTCTTGCTTGATAAATTGCCGTTTGGGTTCGGTTATCTCCACTGAATTGTTTTGGTATCGTGCAACTTCGTATTGGGAATCCAGTTGACGTATAGGTGTCACTGTGGTCATTAAATCGACACTGCCGGACATGAGCGTTAGCTCTGTGCCTTTGAGCGTGGGCCTTCCATCGAGCATGGACCATATTGCCCGATCCAGCAGGCCCAGTTGATTCAATCGTTCCCACAGGTATTTTCTGTGTGGCCTTGCTCGCCCATTTAGGAATAAAAAATCATAAGGCTTGGATGTGGTATTGTAAATTTCGGGCATGCGTTCCATCTGCTGTAGATTTTCGTCATAGCCCAGTATCACATTAAAGAAATGATCATGTGTTAGTGCAGGATACTTAGCGGGCATGACACCGCCACTGAGTATCAGCAGTTGCTTGCTCAACACAAGATCTTCTATGCCCAACATGCGTATTTGTTCTATCAGTGTCCAGGATCCTTCAGCAGCACCGTCAAACACCATGCAGTATTGGTTAGACTCGCACATGGCTCTGATTCTGGGTCTATTTTCTACCAGTTGTTTGCGTCCTATAACATAGGTTGCACCCGTGACTGGCACATGATCAGCAAACTCCCAGAACTCCTGACTAGCAAAGGGTTTTAGTAAATCGTATACAACACTGAATGTATCTACTACTAGATTAGTTTTGTCTAGCATGGTACTCACATTCGGCCCACCAGGCTCGCATTTCAGGAAACACTTGTAAAAAATTTGTTCCGTGACGGCGATCTGCTTCGCTGAAAAAACGATAAAAGTCTGCTTGACTACAACTTTGATCCGCAGCTTGCCCTGATCGCATCCAGGCAATGTCTCTGTCTAGCCTGGCCACTTCGTAGTCTTTGAAACCTTTGAATGGATTTGCAGATGTTTCCAAGTGTGCAGCCATGTAGTCTTTGACTGTGTCAAGCCGTGCAGCATAAGATTCTCCCAGTGTTTGCAGGCTCTGCCATGCAGGTTCACGCAGCACAGGAGTATCAAACCACACACGCTGATATGTTGTACTGTGTTTTTTACGTAGTTCCAGTATGCCTGCCAACAATCGGTCCAGGCTTGACACACTGAGATTGTTCATTGTGACAATAAATGTCAGGCTGTTGTAGCTAGGCACTTGAGTAAGAAACTGGTCAACTCGATCCCACAACAGATCAAAGTCCAGACCGTGACGTATGTACTCTGCTTGAGCTCCCCAGGCATCTAGACTCACATACTGCATGAAGTGTTCTATGCGCCCATCACATAGTTGTTTCACATAGGCTAGATATTTTTGCCATGACTTTTCATCTACACTAAAGTTTGACGTAACATTCAGGTGTAATTTGGGACTAGGGTTCTCCAGCACATAGTCGAATACTCTATAGGTATTGCGATCCAACAAGGGCTCGCCGCCGGTCATTCTAAAGTGTTCCAGCTCAGGATACAAGGTGGGCCACCACTCCCAAAATGCTTCTACATAAGGATTGTGATCACGGGCTGGAATGGGCTTACGGTCACCAGAAAAATGCTCAGGAGCGTTATGAGGCACCAGAGTAGGATATGCACCGTGCCGATCAGTTTCTTGCTGCCAAGTGCTTGAGAACTGCGGGCTGCAATAGCTGCATGCAAGGTTGCAAACATTGTTAAAATTAACTTCCACATAACTGGGAATAACATCTTCATCTCCTGTTGAGCTTTTTATTTTGTCAAAATCTACTGCGGCCCAGGGCTCGCCTGATCTGTAGTGTCTATCACTCAGCTTGTTTTGTGCTTCCATGTTCCAGCAATAGCTACACTCCGCAGGTTTGACACCTGCCAGCATGAGTTTGCGCTGTTCTTTCTTGTGCGGAGTGTTATGCAATGCGGAAGGATTACGTCCAATGTCTTCGATGGGTATTCGGTGCAAGGGCGGATGATAGCATGAGTTATTGAGCCCTGTGGGTAGATGAAAACTGACCTGTTTCCATTTGGCCAAGCACAAGGCAGGACCAAGCTCGGCATGCATTTTTTCGGCTGAAGATAAAAAATCGCTTTTGCTCATATTATTTTTGTTATAGTTTTGTTGTAACTTTGAGACATTAGTAAATTGTAATTATGGTCCAGGATTGGTTGCATTTCTTTATACATGTCAACTAATTCATTCATTGGCCGGTTTGCTACATCACCAATAACTTGATATAGCCGAATCAACCGGTCTCTCCCTTCAAATCCATCATAATCTTCGTCCCAAAATCCGTGGAATGTTTGGAATCCCATCTGCCGAAGATACGCCATATGATCTTGTGATGCAAATGTTACAAAAGGTTTTTTCAGTAGCATGGGCCGGGTAGTTTTTTCTGAAGGAAAAAATGTTGTTCCTTGAACAAAAGTTTCTCCTACTACATCTATTAAAATACTTTGATAAAGCTCTGTAAGTTTGTCACGGAAATCATATTCAAGCGGTGAATATTGATTGTTGCTTGATTGTAGAATTGGAAGATGTTGTAGCAGAGCACTGGCGTCGGGTACACTAGCTGTATCATACGACAATAGCTTATCAAATTCAAATTTATAATAGTCGTCGGTGTCTGTTGAAAAATGAATTAAACTTTGTTGGTTGTACTTCTTGAACAAATGTCCTGCTAACCCCAATCTACCAGCAGTAGGGCGACCATAAAAACAAAAGAAAATTTTTGTTTGATCCCATGTTTGCAGTTGAGTGGGTATTTGTATTGTTTTTTTTAATACATAATTTGTATCTACCAATTTGATTTGATATTTAGGGTGGTATTCTAAAGGATTCCAAGTGTAAATGTTCACCTGTTTAAAACTAAAAAGATCTAATAATTGATATACACCAAGATTTGTCAGGCATGTTGCTTCAGGATTTATATCTAACTCAACTGTTTTGTCTTGGTTCTTGACAAGATAGTCGATCAACTCGAGTTGATTCCAAATTTTGTCATTGTTGCAAATTATAGTGAACATCTTATTGTTTTAAAAATCCTGATACTTGTAAGGTATATTTGTTTTGCATGCCTGCATTGGCTGAAAGATGTAAATGAGTAGAATCCCACATAAATCCTTCACCTACTTTCCATTTAGCACTGATGTCATTGTCATATTGTATAAACTGCCCTAGTTTCCAATCTTCAAGATAGATGTTGGCTCGGACTTTGAGTTCTGTTCGTTCTGGACAACGTTGATTGATTTGATAAAAAGTGTCTCGATGCAAAGGAACTATACATCCCGGAGGCTGGCATATACTACTAACAGTAATCACTTGCATGTTTAATTTATGCCCAATCTCATCAAAGTCAATGTCATCATTGGTCCACCATAACTGATGTATCTTTGTGTTTTCATAACAGTATGATCCTGGAAGACCGCCGTATGGCGCATAATCATCTGCTAACTCTGTGGCCAAATGACTGATGCAACTACCCTCATGTTGCGAATAGTCAGCAGATAAAATCTTTGAAAAATCATAATTTAAATAAATTGGTTTGAGCATATTACCATCCTTCTTGTTGTCGTATTACATCAATCTCACGAACCATTACGCCTTGATTGTGCCAGTTTGATCTATAGTGTCGTTTAAAGAATTCACTGGCTTCTACAGTGAGCATGTGCATGGGCAGATCCAACTGTGTGTGCAATTCGTCAGCAATTCTATTGGCCAGAATCTCAGGCTGTTCTGATTCCACAGTGTTCCATAGTTCGGCTAGTGCATCAAAGTTCTGCACCTGCAGGTAATCCCAGTTTGTGAGCATGGTCATGTAGGTGCCTTGTCTAGCGCCGGCCATGGCCCAGTAACCGTATTCTACATCTGCACCTATGTTGTGCCATATTGTGAGATGATCTAGATTTCGTTGATGCACTTGATCCTTGAACTCTGCTAGTGTGGGTCTTGCTCCACGATTCAGGCACATCTTTACACCTTCACGGAATCCTGCACGCCAGGCATGAAATGCTGATCCATTGGGATAGGTGGTTGAGTAACAGTCGTGCATGGGCCAGTATAACGGATCAAAACAAAACTCTACTTGTGTTTCTGTACGACCGTCTGTGTTTTCATGTGTGTTCATGTTTTGCACATATTGCCGCGTCCATGAGCTCAGTCCACCATTGCCGTACATGAGTCCATTGATGGCGTTTCTTGCTTTCCAACGAAACACAGCAGATTCATAATCAGCAGTGGGAAATATCAATGTTTGATTGAAAAATTTAGCATCAGGAATGTTATCTCCGTCAATCAGAACAAAACGCTCAGTAGTACTGGCGTCTGCTGCGGCCTTGTGTGCTGCGTCAGACCCTCGAACTCCGTCTACACGACGAGCCCATGGTATCATGTTTCTGATCTTGACCCAGTTTTCTTCTTTCTTGGGTTCATCATAGGTCAAGTATACACAATCAAGATCTGCAATGTCAATTTGGTTCATAAGTTTTCTTGGTCCATTTTTGGTGGGGCTTGTGCTCACTGACGATTACAGCGACATTGTCAGGATGACAAGGGGATCCAGAGTCAGCAGGCACAAGTTTAGTTATTCTATTAAACCGTTGGGTCACAATCTTTCCGTCAACAACTCTAATGTGCTTGTTGTTTGCATTATAGGTAGTCTGATCTATTTCAACATACAGTCCCGGAATATCCTCCATTGAATACGCCACAGGATAACCATCGCTGTTGTAGTATAGTCTGTAGAACACCGGCTCAGGTGCAGGCATGGCACTGAGTGCTGCCCAGAAATCATCTACACTGAGTGGCTGCTTGTTTGACATGATAATGAAAAGCTCCCCATTGTGCGTGTGTTTGTATCCGCAGTTGCTTGTTGCGGTATTCCCATACCAACTCCTGTGTCCAGTCTTCGGTTCGTGTTCCTGCATGATGCTGTTTCATATGCACCATTTTGGGATATGTTGCAAATGGCAAAGTGACTGATTCAGCACCTATAATTTGTGCTGCCATAGCATACACCACATCAGTGGATGGAACATCTTCAGGAAACTTCAACAGTTTACGATACTCTGCCCAATGAGCAAATATGTTGCGTACCAGTACAAAAAACTCCTGTGCTGTTTGACTAAGACGCCAGTAGGTGATAGCGTTGTATACATCGGGCAAGTTGTTGTCATCAAATATTTTTCGATAATGTCTATTGTGGCTGACTTGATCTCTCCAGGTTCTGCAGCCAGTTGATATCACAAGATCTCTGTGTCTAAACATATCCCACCAGTGGTCAATGTTGCTCACAATCCACATGTCTGCTTCCAGCTTGATGGTTTCACGAAACGGAGTTTGATAAAACGCCTGCCAGTCATTCTCGTATGGATTAGCAGGATTCGCATTGGTAATATAGCGCACATAATCAAACACAGGATCGGTGCATTCCGAATCTGTGACCAGGCAAACTTCAGCAGCAGGATTGTGCATTTTTAATGTTCGGACCAGAGATCTGGCACAGTCAACATAGTCAACTGTGGTGGAATTACAGGCCACAATCAAGTAGCCTTGTTCAGCTATGGGCTTCAATGATGTCTCCTAGATGTTTTTTGCCCATGGCATGAAAGTCCACGCCATTTAGGGCACAGTACAAATTTCCTCCATCAGACGCACGATGCGTAATTTTGAATGTTTCGTCAGTAGTGGCAATTTGTTCCAGGTCATACTCGGGCAGGATACTGGCCAAACTCCAGGGAATACTGTCGACTCTCCAGGTGCCGCCGCTGATGATTCCTAGAGCAATGCTCAGTGCAAAGTCATTGCGATAGGTACTTTTCTGAATCTTGTACAAGGCTCTGTAATGGTCCCAGTTGTGTCGCACCATGTGCATACAGTCAAATATGTAGGCAGCAGTGTTGCTCTTGCGAAACATCATCACAGTGGCCCAGCTCATGGGCAGGCGATGTTCGCCAAATGTGTTTAGTTCATCCAGCAATCGAGATTTTGCAATATCGTAAGCACGATCGTGACACATGAAATCACGATTACTGTCCAGCACCAGACTCAACTGCGAACTGGCCACCACATAGTCTGCATCCAGTACTAGCGTCTGTTCCCAAGGAGTGAGAGAGTATGCATCTGCTCTACCGGCATTGTGCCAGGTCACGGTTGAGTTGTAGTCTTCAAAAAATCTTGTGCCACCTGATTCAGGCTCTGCGTAGATAACTTGATCAAACATTTTGTTTAGTGCAGGATCTTGGCTGTTGGTCACAACAGCAACTGGTATGCCCAGATGGTGGCGAATACGACCTGCACTCCAGGCAGCCATGCTCACATAGTCGGTGGCTTCGTTGTTGAAGGCAAATATTAACGCACCGCAGGTCATCGTAGTTGACGTTGTTGATCAAGTTCCACTAGCCATGCATTCATTTGCTCTTGCCATAACTGCATGGCCAGGCCTCGTAGTTGTTCAGGATTGACCTGTACCGGAGTTTCATACAGGTCCAACACCACTGCATCGCCTGGAGGCACAGTGGCCAACAGTACCAGCAGTTCAGGATCAGCACGCCACATTCCGCCGCGGTAGGCAAACAACATACGGGCTTGGTATTTTTCTTTTAGTACGCGGCGAGCAGCCACATGATCAAAACGTACTCGTGCGTGGGCAATTAAAGCATCAGTATCCATGCTGTATTATACAACAAATCTAGATAAAAGTAAAGGGCCTAAGGCCCTTTACCGCTGGAATATTACCAATTAGGCAACAGTAGCAGCAACAGTAGGTGTTCCCCATGCAGCACTCAAATAGGTTGAGCTTGGTGGGAAATATGTTACCACTGTGGCAGGTGCTGTACCAAAAGTGATACCAGTGGTTGCTGTACCACCCGAAATGTTATCACTTGATCCTGTTACTGAACCTCCGGGATCTACCCAGGTTGTGGTCAATACCAATTGTGTTCCGGCGCCTGCTGTTTTGGCATTGATCTGTATGTACTGCCCGGTGTATGGACTGGTGTCTGCAAATTGTTTGTAGATAGTGGTATCTGTTGTGGTCAGGTCATACCAGCCAATTGTGGTCAACAGCGTGGTGGGAGTTCCTGTTCCGCCAACTTTAGTTGTTCCTGTGTAGGGTACTGCTGCAATTGTTTGTGTGCCTGCTCCGTTGCTGATATAGATGTCACCGACCAGTGTGTTGGCCAAGTCATTCCACTCTGTGTCGGCTGCGGTTGTGTCTGCGGTTTTGGATGTTTCCCATTTGACAAGCCCGCCTGCGTTCCAGAAGTAACGAGCAGCGTCGGCACTGGCCCAGGTAACTGTATTTGTAAATGTGATGGTCCAAGGAGTAGAGCCAGATCCAGTTGCAGTGGTTTTGCTTGCAGTACCTGTCCAAGCAGTGTATTGTGTACCTGATGCAACAGCATTGGCACTGCTGGTTGTCAAGTTTGTGATATCAGTGGCCACATTGGCCAAAATAGAAACAATATTTCCTGTCACAGGAGCTGTTCTAGTTGTGATGGCTTGGCCGGTTTGATTGCTGGCGGCGGCCAGGTTGTTGACCAGAGTTGCCCAATTGGTGGCTGTTACTACGCCGTCACCGGCACCACTCACAAAGGCAACGTTTGCCTGGCCCCATCCTTGAGATCCACTGACAGTGGTTCCCCAGAATGCATTGATATTGCCCGCAAAACCGTTGTAGTCTGCTGCTTGTATAAGGCTGCCAGATGTGTATGTCATTTTTTTTCCTGTTAATTTATTGTAACAATGGCTTCAACTGTGCCCAGTTCAGCAGTTGTTTTTCCAACTAGAGCACGGCCAATAACATTGAATGCTGTGGCTTCGCCTGGTGCAGCAGCACGAGCAATGCCGTCTCCTGCAGAAATTAATCTGTCGCCTTTGGCCACAACGCCCAATACCAACACAGGCACACGTCCTGTCATGGCAACTGGAGGATGAGTTTCATTGTCGCCAGCACCACCATTCATTGTGAATGCTGGTCTAGTAGAAATCACACCAAACACTCGATCACTAGCATCATCTTTGACACGAGTAATTTCATTTGTGCCGCCAAGTTCGACCACTGTGCCTGGCAGGTATATTTCGTCAGCAGCAAAACGTTCTGCAACGTCAGCATACAGTGCTGTGGTTGCTTGAGCAAATATAGTATTGAAATAGCTTGAGCTTGACCCAATGTTGCCTATTGCATTGCCTGCGCCATTCACAATGGCAGTGGCCACACCAGCAGTGTTTACTGTAGTTGATCCGCGAATAGCTGTCATGTTGTTTGCACCAAACAAGGTGACCATGGTGGTTGTTACGCCGCCATCGTTGATTTGCAAGTACACATTACCGTCGCTGGTTTGGTTACGCAGATACACATCAGAGCCTGTAACTGTTGCACGGAAGTCAGAGTTAGTTCCCACTGACAGTCCGGAATTATTAACAATGCCCAGGGTACCCGTTGTAGAGTCATTGCTGGTAGAACTCAAAAAGTCTGTTGAATCCAGTCCATCCAGCAACTGTGCATTGGTTGCTGTGCCCTGGAACAATTGTGGCACACCCGAAATTGAACTGGCCATTGTGACCCCAGGGTTGACTGTGGTAAATCCCGGGATAGCAACTTGAGGAGTAAATGCCAGGTCCTTGCTAAAGATACTCACAACACTGTCTTCCACATACATTTCAACCACAACGTGACTCACAGCATTGCTGTCTGTGATTGTGTTTACAATTGCGCCTGTGGTTCCTGTACCTGCTGTAAATGCAGGACCTACCAGCAAAAAGGCAGTACCGGTATAAACTTTAAGTTGGGCATTGACTGAATCGTACCATAAATCACCAGCCACATTTGATGTAGGCGCTGACGCACTTGCAGTGGCACCAGAAATTACTTTGAATGTAGTTCCATTGTAGACTTTCATGGTATCTGTGGTCTGATCCCACCACAATTGCCCTGTCAAGGGTGCGCCGGGCGCAGTGGTGTTTGAACCATTTTCCAACAAGTGGATATAATTCTCGTCCAGAAATTCGCCGTAACCGGCGTAATTTTTACCCACCAGGATCATGCTTGAACTGGTATTGATGGTACCATCTGCTATTACTGCAAAAATTGTACCGTCGGTAAGATTGATTGTGTATGACATATTGCTTGCTCCGAATCTTATAGGTATTTATTACCTGTTAATCTACTAATATTTATGCTGCGCTCAGGTTAGTTAAGGTCTGTATACGCACAGTATAATCAATTTGAATTTGACGATTCAAACTCTTCTGAACTGGATGGAAAATCACATGCGTTAACAAACGCAATGCGTTACCTTCTCCGGTCCAGGCCTTGAGTCCTAGTTCGTCAAACACATATTCCCCGTTGTAATTGGTTGAATTATCAAACGCTTGCTGCCCCGGTGGCTCGCCGTAGTCCAACAAACAGCTGACCAGGATATCTGTATACACTTGGCCCGAGGTGTGTAACACCGTCATGTTGTTGTTGATTGGATCAGTATCGGCTGCTGATTCATCATCAACAACTTTAGCATAGGTTTCATTGTAAAGATCAGCGTTTTGACCAGTGGTATTAGGAGGCAAGTAGGTGATAACACCAGTGGGGTCCACTGAGCTTCCTCCGTTGCCAAATGCCATTTCATAAATCCAGCCCTGATTTCTATGAGCCAAAGTTTCAGCCAGGCTAATACTCATGTTTTCATAATGAATAGCATTGTCTTTATCAACTAGTACTTCTCCAGTGACTGGATCAGTAATTTTAATGTGTCCTTTAATAATAGGACCGTAGGTGTTAATAAGCATGGTGTTGTTCGCTTTTTCTTTGCTCATATTTAATCACGCTCGCGTCTCCACAAATACTTGTTTGGTGTTGGGATCTGAAATCTTTACAAACCCCGAAACTGCAATTGACCCTTTTTCGTTTGGACGAGCAACAGGCTGCGGTTTGGGCGGCTGTGAGGGAGTTTGTTGATTTTGCTGCATGATTTATTTACCTTAGATTTGTCCTCGGAAAAACCTTGCTGCATCGGTATTGGTCACTTGCAGTGCTTGTCCGTCTGATGGATTGCCGTTGGCTGGTTGATACCAGCCAAATCCTTGGCGTACCAGTATAGAAACCTCGTATCCGTCGTTGGGTGCTGTGTCGAAGGTTACTGTGGCAGGCGCCACAGAATCCACAGTATATCCGACAGTGACACGGATGCCACCCACAAACACCAGAATTGCTTGTTCGGCAAACGACAGGGTCAACTGACTCAAATCAATGTTTGGCGCACTGAATGTAACTGCTGTTCCGTTGCCCAGAGTGTTGGTATACACCACATGATCCTGGTACTCTTCAGGAGCCAAATTACCACGACCCAGATTATATACTATTGCGCCTGCTGTATGCACATCTGGTGCTGTTCCTGCTGTTCCTCTGCGTAGTCCACTTACTAGGTTGTTCACAATGTCAAGGTAACGATACATAATTCGTTCACCGTTGATTGTTAGCACTCCCCAGACATTGATTGCCAAGTTTGGCTGTGTCAACGCTGCTGCATTGTCAACATAAATTATGTCCTGATCCAGGTACAAGTCCTGTGCCAGGGCAGTTGTGGTTGACGGTGTCATTCTGTAGGTGGCTTGTACTCCACGCATGTCTTGGAAAATACGGAATTCCATTTGTTCAGGAACAACACTGTCTGTAAACAACTGGGCAACAACAACATCTATAACGCTGATCACAGGGCCGTGTATGACCAACTGCTCACCAACTATCAAGTAATCATCACCGTAGAATATACGATTGCCATTTTTGGTCACTACCATTCTGGTTGGATCAGGCACAATTCTGCCCAACTGAAAATCATTTGTGGTCACCAGTTGTCCTGCTGAGTAGTCATAGCTGCCTGGTGATCCAGTTACTAGGCCCACGTCAAAGTCAGTTGAATCATATGGCTCAGGAACCACTACACCTGTTGTCACAGGTCCTTGATATACCAAAGTTACTATTTCTTGTTGGCTTGTGTCATTCCATGATGTCACAGAAATTATGTCTCCTGCAATAGGATAAAAGCCATTGGTAGTGCGCCACGCCAACACATTACTATACAAGCTGCTGCCATCACTTTGTAACACATAGTCTGCTTTGGTGCTTACACTGATCAGGACTTCTGATCCTGACGATGGTGGTGTTGCAAATTCCACGTCTCTGGTGTCGTCGTCGAGCACATAAGGTTCTACAGTAAATTCGCTGTACAAGGTAAGTTCTTGATTGTTGACCCACACACGAACATCGTTGTCTGCCACAAGAGCCAGGCTGTATCCACCACGAGTGGGTAGTGGATAAGCTGAGCTGCCGTCAGCAATGTAGTATGCACCCTCGGGTGGTCTTGCTCGGATACCATTTCGTTCAACAATTAGGTTGGCAGGATTGGTTCCTTGCAAGGAGTTGTCAAGATTGTAATCCAGTTGTCCAACGCTCACAAAGTATTGCGTTTGTGGAGTTGACCAACTGTTGGGCAAGGATCCATCTGTGGATCCTATGGCAGTGATGTTAAGTTCGTCGGCCACGCTATAGGAATTTGCAAACAAGATGTTTGTGGTATTGTTTGTTCCAGCAACAAATGTGTAATTGATTATCAATACGCCGTTGACAAAAATTACCATGTCTTCAATTTCGTTAACAGCCACAGGAATATTAAAGGTATTCCCCACAGTGGCGCCATCGACACTGGTTTTGTACAGTTGATTACCACCACCCATGCCGTATATGCTGACAACTAATACATCACCGTTGGCTGCTGGAGGAGCACTGACACTGGTCAAAATAGTCACAGTGTTGGAGACCCAATTTACAATGTAATCTGTTCCAAGATTTAGTTCACGGCCTTGTGTTTGATTGGTTACTCGCACCTGCACCGGATTTGGTATAATACCGTCAAAACTTTGACTGGCTGCGCTGACAGAATTATAGTACCACTTGACAATTTCCCAGGCAAATCCGTGTCCATTTAATTCCCAATCTGAGCCGGGGCGAGTGTACACACGGAAATCTAGTGTGTCGTATTCTGAGCCAGGTATCAGTTCTTCCGGAGCATGGCTTTCATAAGGACCAACAAATTCGCCGCCAACCACATTTACATCATAGGGTCTTGTGCCAAGATAGATATCAACAAAACGACTTTCGTAGATGGCATCTAGAATTGCAGGATCATATGTAGGAAGACCCTCGGGGCCATATGCAATATTATCAAACGGATTGATGTCAAAATTTCCAACATCAAATCCTGAGTTCTGATCAAATGTGGGTGCTGTAACTTGCACACCTGGATAATCAATACCATCAATCAACAAGGGTAAATCTAGCCCAGGTTCATTGGCAGTAGGCACATACAGACCCATGGTTCTATCCACGCCGGACAGGGTAGATGCACTGACCAGGGTCCATTGTTCAGGATCAAACGTTACAGATTGCACTGCACTTGAGTCGGCATTGCTGGCTTCCCATACTCTGTTGTCATATCGAACCAAAGTTCCGTTGTCGTACTGAACTGTTGGTTCCCAATCTAGGATGGTACTCACATATTGATATCTGTCAAACTTGATTGTGGTGTTGATGCTGCGTACCAGTCCATTGCCCATTACTGCAACAATTCTGCCACCCACACCATTGCCGCCTGACAATTCTATCAGTGCTGTGGTCAGGTAACCGGCTCCGGGCTCAGTTATAATTACTCCAGTAATTTTTCCTGCGCTGTTAACGTCCACAGTCATGGTAGCCTGTATCAAACAATCTCCAGTAACTGTGGCAATAGGAGGATCGGTATATCCAACGCCGCCGTCTACAACCACAATGTCTTGAATGCTTAGAGTATAGTTGTTATACCAGAATTTCCAAGGCTCTGTTTGCCATACCAGACTGTTGGGTGCTGTATCACTGTAGGTGTTTGATGTGCCGGTGCCCACCGCAGTGCTTTGAGTGTATGGTGTTAACACTGGACTCATGAACTGATTTGGAATTTGTATAGTGTTGTAAAAACTCGGAACGTCAAAGTCAGTCATAGTGCCTTGATAAACGTCAGAACCATCGTATATTAGATTGGTCTCGCGGATATGCACATGATATGGTTTGACTTCTTTGATATAGTCCACCACAAAGTCTTGATTGTCACGTTGATAAGTCTGGAATGGCAACAGTTGACGGATCTTGTGATCAACATCAACCAAGCTGGTTTTGCTCAACCAGTCAGGGGCTTCAAATTCACTGAGCACAAAGTTAAACATCAGTATTAGAGCTTTGTTTCGTTCAATCAACAATTCGCCGATCAGCAATTCTTGATTGATGGCTTGAATAATTTTGCGAGTTTCTATCACTGGTTCTTGATCAAAATATTGCGCATCAAACACTTCAGAGTCAAACCCAAAGCGTCCCAGTTGATAATCCCACAGTTCGGCAGCAATAGCAATGGTGCCATCCTGCAGGCCTACTCGATCCCAACCAGTGTCAGTTCGTAGATAAATTTCCCATTTACCTTGGGCATTGGCCGTGACTCTTACACTGGCACCAACAGGAACGGTGTATATACTAAGTGTGTCAAGACTACTATAGACCAGTACTTCGGCTACTATCTGACTGCTCTGATTGTAACCAATCAGATACCAGTCAATGTAACTCCAGTATTTGCGGGTGTCGTAATTTTGTACTCGCACCAGCATCAACGATGCAAACGTTTTTGTTGTGGTAACGCTGTATATGGTCCATAAACCATTTTGCGCAGAATCAGCTGCAACCAGATACTTGTAACCCACAGGTACTATGGCAAAATCTTGATAGCTGAGTTCTTCAAGATTGGCCACACGTTTGTCCCAGGCTCCTGTGCCCGCAGTTGGCTCTGGTTCGCTGGAATTCAACAAGGTAAAACTGCGAGTTTCTGAGATAGGAAATTGTACAAGCACACTGTTGACTCTTACAAAATAATTTTCTAGTGCCAGGAATCTGTTAGCAAACATTGACTGACGTGGTCTGAACTGAACACCGTAGCTGTTGGCCGGACTTAGATTTGGGTCCGGTACCTTGGCACCAACAGTATTAACACCGCACAAAGAATCCTGGAATTTGAGATACAAATTATCTGGCAAGAATCCATCGGCACGATTTTCTGGAATCAGGCTGTATTCCACGTGAACGTTGTCGTCGGTGTATTCTCTATCAAACTCAATGCTCAAAATAGTATCTTGTGCAGAAATATCATTGACTGCATTATAGATAGCAGTGGCACTGGGACTAACAAACGCCACATACGGAATACCCGAACTACGAGGTTCTTCAATGTATCTGGCAACGCCAGTGGTGCTGAGCGTTTTTCCTGCATTAGTGTCAATTGATGTAATGCCGCGGACCCAGAAATAATATGTTGTGGTGAAAAGCCCATCAAGATTTAGTCCAGTTGACAAATCGTAACTGACCAGACTTCTAGGAGTACCTTCGCCGGCGTAAGTTGCAGGCGGTTGGCTGCTGGCCACCCATTGATATACATCTACTGTGGATCCTGGAAACACTTGGCCCCAGCGGCGTGCCGCATACACAATGCTGTCTTGATTTGGATCAATAAAACGAACATTGTTGGTGTCCCACCAAATTTCTCCCACATGTACTTGTCCCCAGATTCTGCCATAGTTGTTGACTGGTCCCACATTGTAGGCCGCAGGATCTACTGCACCAATATAGTTGATATTTTCTCGTGCAGCACCGAGGATTTTGCCCTGCAAAGGATCAAAGAAATCAAAGAAATTGGTTTTTGCACCAGTGACACGATCATATGTGAATACTGAATTGACCAACTTGACATCCACCACAGGCAACTGTTGGTGTATTGTTGTCCAGGCCGGAGTCAGTGTGAGATTTCTAAACACAGCAACCCGACCATAATCCAGCTCGCTCTGAGTACTGTCGTCAATGTCACTGCCTGGACTACCAATCAACAATACGCCGTTGGTATAATCAATGGATGTTCCAAACAGATCTAGTTCTTGTACTCGTTGATCATATATTTGTTGACCAAATGCAAATTTACCCGGATTGCCGATTGAATCGCTGGCACTGGGCAAATAATCATAAGTGTATACCACGCCACTTTGTGTCAATGGACCACTTATTGTTGTGGTTCGACTATCAAAGTACGTGGTTCCAGCATCAAACGTATTTGGACGATACAGATTGCCACGAGGAGCACCCACTGTGAGAGTGGTAGCAAACGAATCAATGTTTACTGCTGATCCAAATCCGGCATATGCTGCAGGTGCTGGGCTTTCAACAGTTTGAGTGTATGCAAATGTTTCAAATACCAGGCGTTGGAATGTGGTTCCAACCAGTCCGGGCAACACTGTGAGTCGGTTGCCAGCATCAGCTGCCAAAATATTTTTAACAGCAATTGTTATCAGGCCATAGTTGGCTGTGCCTGCTACGCCAGCAGTGGCCACAACGTTGTCTATGCCTGCACTGTTGATGTCTTGTGCTAGCACTGCTGTCCAGCTGCTGGGTTGCCAGTATGTGGTGTTAGATAGTGCTGTTCCTGTTGGTACTGATCTGATTGAAATGTAGAGACTCAGTCCATAATCAACAATGGTATCCACTGTGTATGTCGATGCGCTGTTCCAGGCCACTGGCTGAGATAATGCAACCTCCTGGTCATTGATTCTAATTGTTTCACCAGGAATCAACCGAGGGCCAGGATTGGTACTGGCTGTTATACCGTACACTCGACTTTGATTTACATTGCGCTGGACCAAGCCTGCAGCAGGCAGTACTGATCCATCTTGTGGTGCACCCACGTACAAGCTGCAATTGCTTTTGCACAGGTCAATAGCAGCGCCAAAATTAGCACTCTGGAACGGAGCAATGGCGCCAACAATCTGCAGCAGATTAAATTTGTTTACTTCAATTTCAATTATGTCGCCCACTGCCAGTGGTGTATCAATTGTGACAGTATTTCTAACACCGGTGTTGATATCTCGACTCACGGTGAAAGTTCCTGTGACATTTCCTTCGGTATTGGTCAAGAATGAATTGTTTAGAATTACAGATGTTGGCTCAATTAGAGTTCCGTCGACCTTATAGATCAGCGTTGCCGCATTGGTTACAACAAAATTCTGCACCGCACGATCAAATACATATACTGCACCAGCATCAGTAGTTGCATTGTAATAGTCATTTGGTGTGCCAACCATGACCTGACGGCCATCAGTGGTACAACTCAAACTTTCGCCAAATCTGGCAGAGTCACCTAGTCTAGCAGTAATCGTAGTGGAAGCTACAGTTTGATTGACGTTTACCTGATATGTTCCTGCGGCCCCGGTGCCTGTCAACAACGCTGTGATTTTTGTTCCTTGAGCCAGGCCTGCACCGCTTAGGTTCATGCCCACAGTAAGTGCTGATGCTCCTGGTTGTACACTAGACACTGTTAGTGTGGTTCCTGATATTGATGCCGTTACTTGTTGTGTGAATTCAATAGTGTCAACAAAAACAAAATAACTCTGTGTTGCAACCGTGATTGTTGCTCCGTTGCTGGGTGCAGTAAAGAATATCAAGTCTCTGTCAACAACAGTACTATCGTCGTAATCAAAATCATAATCAATGCCTGGACGTTGCAACACACTGTTGACCGTAACTTTGAAACTGTAGATATTGGTAGCAGAATACAGGTATTCGTTTAGTGAGAACAGTGTGGTTGATCCGTTGCCGGTGTAAGAATACTGAGTTCTACGAACAATCTTCAAGACCAGATCTTTTGCAGGAGCGGCAGCAAACACAATGTTTGTTGCTGTTTGAGAATAGTCTACTCCGTATGTCAACAGTGTATTGTTCAACACCACAATAAGTTGTTGGTCATAGCCGGTATCAATTATTATATGATCGCTGAAGTTAAATGTAAATTGTTGACCATCAGCCACATACGCAACTGATTGATTTTCAACTTCAACCAACCCGTACGCAAATACTTTGTTGATACCCGGCGCACCAATATACATCCAGTGTTCGTCAGGACTGACAGCAACACTATATCCAAATTCTGCTGGCAATGCTAGATCTCTAATGTCTGGCACTGTTAGCAGATTGGCATTGATAAAACTTGCTGAATCTGGTTGGCGATATACAGCTGATGCGTATCCTCTGTTGTTGTAACTTGCTGGTGCGCCCACTGCTTGCCATGTTTGATTGCCAATGCTGACACTGGATCCAAAGCCCACAGTATCTACAGCGCCATCAAGTTCTAGTGTTGAATTTTCAGTAAACGGAGCAGATGATGTGCGAACATAGGTATATAATGCACCATCGCCGTAGCCTTGGCTATATGCAGGACTACCAACAATAGCATACAAGTTGCTCTTGGCTTGAGCTACGCTTTGCCCAAACTTGCTGTTGGTCACAGGATTCGTTGCTGTTATTTCTGTTGCAGAAGAAAATACTATTTGTTTTTCTAATACTTCCCATAGGCCGGCACCGTTGTTGTCGACCCATACCTTGTTGCCTGGCAATAAGTCATTGGCATATGGCAAGGTTATTATGTCGCTGGCTTGTGCCACACGCTGAGTTTGCAGCACAAATCCAATGCCAGTTCCTGTGGCCACAAGCTGGCCACCATTCGCAAAAGAAAAATCAACAACAATTTGAGTAATGTTGGGTACATTGATTACTCGGTACACTCCATCAACTTCTATGGAGAAAAATCTTACCACAACCTGACGGCCAACTGTGATGCCATGTGGTACAGTAAATGTCAACACCGCGGTTCCATCAAGATTGCTGCTTACTGAAGAAATATAACCAGGAACCTGGCTTGTTCGATAGATGTTCCAGTCGTAGTCGTTAATCTTGGCCACCCAGATAACTGTTCCTACACCAATTTGATCAAGATTTGCATCCAGACTTGCTGTGTTGGTGATATCAAATATAGTAATGTCAATGTCATCAAGATTAACATAGCCGGCACCTGGCAGGGCCACATCAGTTGGGTTGACTGTTGTGGTTGTAAGAATATCAGTGCTAGGTATCTTGTAGCTTTGTTTCCACAAGTTGCTCAACAATACTGTTTGATCGGCTTCGCTGGTTTCTCCTGGCTGTACCACTTGTATCAAGCTGGGGTTTGCTCCAAGCAAGGCTTCGTTCAATTGCAATTCGTAGAAACTACGATTGGCATTGGCACCATATGTGGCTCTCAGCACTGCCCAGTTTTCATAGATATCATACTGTGCAGGGCCGCGGCCCAGATCAGCAAACGAAAATAGTTCAGCTGCTCTAACAGTGCCTTTGGTGCCCAGGAACTGTTGATACAGATTGACCTGGCTAGTGCTGTCAAGATTCAAGGAAACCATGTATTGTCTAGGTTTGAATCCAATCAAGCCATATGAAAACAAGTCTTGATTCTGTTCAAGATTGGCGGTGTATGTGTTGTAGCTGTTGGCCAGTTGATTGCTCTTGTTGGCCAAATTGGGCAGTAGACCTTGTTGTATTTTGGTATAGTCCGAAATGGTCCATTCGTTGAAATCAAACTTGGAGCTGGGCTGAACAATGTCAATTGCACTGTAATAAAAGTTTTTGTACTCTACAATCTCGCCGCGAGCATACTTGACGTTCTGACTCCAGGGCTTGATGTTGTCCTGGTTGAGAACAAATCCTTGTGCATTCAGCTGGCCGTTCCACTCAGTTGTGGTTGTTCCAACCAATTTCACACGGTCTTGTCTTGCACCGGTAATTGGCTGATATATCAAGTCTGCAAAAATACTCACATTGTCCAGCACAACCATATTTTCGTAACTGGTAAACTTGATGTTCAAGAAGTTGATGGTTTCGTTGGTCACACTACGCACAGCAAAACGGTTGTCACTACGTTCAATCACAAGATCTCTAGCATTGAACGGTTTACGATCTGCATTGAGTATCATGTTTTCAGCAGTTTGAACAGCAATGCTATCAACCACTGCTCCGGCACGTTCTACTACTAGTTGGGATGCACCGGGGTTGAGATTGACGATAGCACCGTCGGTCCAGCCCTGATTGCTCCAGTACAGGAACTCGCTGACCATCTGGTTCCAGTCTAGCACGTATCCGTTTTCCAATATATTAAATGATAGGCCTTGACTCCGCAATAATGCGCCATAGCTTAGTAAAAAGTCTGCCACAAGAGTGCGATTGGTAAACACATAGCCATATGGTATTTGAACCACATTGTTGCTGTATTCCACAGGAACACGCACCGTACTACCGCCGGCTGAAATAGTTGCTAAATTGCCATTGATTAGACTTTGCAATATACTGAAGTATGGCTGAGTCATGTTGTAGCCATACACTGCCCAGCCTGTGGTTGTGCTTTGAACAATCACACTTGAGTATGTGAGTTGAGCAAATGGCACATTCTTGTAGAACAAGAGATTGTAGCTTTCGTCCGGCAGCAACAGAGTTGAGTTCAGACTGTTGGGACTGGATTTTTCAGTGTAAATTTCCAGGAGATTTTTACCAGTAAACGATGCCATTCTGTAGCACAGTCTCACGTCAAGATTTTTAAGATCAGCTGTGAGAGCAGTGGTAGAATTAATTCCGCTCACACGGTTAAAGTCCACAATCCAATCAATATAACTGGCCTTGCTGACGCCGTTGCCATACACTTCAATACCATTGGCGTCTAGTCTATAACGTCCATTGTAGAGATACTGGTTGATAGACGTGTCAAATCGATAAAGATCTCTGTCGGCAAACAATGAGAAAAATTCTGCTGGGCGAGTCAGGGCCAACAGTCGCATGGCAGCAAATGGATATGCACTGGAGGTACGCCAGGCGTTTTCTACCGGACCATCATCCCCTACCACCCAGCTCTTGCGGAAGTCATTGCTGTTGAAATTGCCTACCATCACTTGCATGGGACTCAACAAGGCACCTTCGCTGCCAGACGGAATCACATCTGTCAGCCCGGGACGAACGTATTCTGGCAGCACATACGGAGCCACAGGATCTCTAACCAGGCCTGCTGCTAGGTCTTCCCAGAGCACCAAGTTGCCCGAAGTGTAAGGGGCTGGTCCATATTCGTCTTCCCACCATACAGGTATAACACTAAAACCCAACATCTCCCAGGGTCTAGTGTTTGGATAAATTGTATCGTAGAAATAATTGTAAAGTCCGCGCCAGGCACCTACCACCAGCGGCTGGTTAACAGTCAACTTGTTTGACGCTGTGGAATAATTCCAGGTGAATTGATTGTTCTGTTGATAATCTTGTGTTTTGTAGTCTAGTTTGTTCCAGCCAACCCAGGTCAGAAAATCTTCGCTAAGAATGTCTGTTATCTCACCAAGTGTATAATCAGTAGTACGGAATTGTCCAGGCACAACTTCAGCTGTAATCAAGGGCACAGGATTACCGTCTAGTTTAAGGTTGTTATAGATTCTGGTCTCAAACTCCAGCAGCAATGCATCACGGAAATCACCAAATGCTCTGGTAATAGATCCGTCGTGTCCGCGAATAACAAAAACTGGATTTACGTAAGTTTCATCAAGAAAAATTTCTGGAATATATGCTGGATACAGGCCTAATTTGGTAGGAGTGTTTGGCACATAGCTGCCGTAGGTTGCGGAATATTCTTGTATGACAACTACATCTCCCACTGCCAGTGGCACTGTGATAGTAATTCTAGGGCCATCTGTGGCAACCACATAACCAATATCTCGAGTCAATAAAATATCATTTACATAGACCAGCAGTCCAAGATAGTTGGCTGAAGTATAATTGTACACCTGTGTGGTGTCAAATACCGCTGTAGAAATTGGCGTTACTGTGGTTTGTAGTTGTGTGTACACACTGCCGGTAGGCAACATGTCACTCCAATAAAATGGATTGCTGCTGGTACGGCCAAGTGTGATGTCAGAAATTACTGCTGTGAGTATTTCTGGCACAGTGAGATTGACATAATCATTGGTCACTGCTGTGTTCAACAATTGTGCTTTGAATTTTTCGTATTCTCTTGAGTTGTATGAAAGAGCAGCAAAAATTTCGTATTCAGGTTTACGTAAGAAATAACCGGCCAGAGTCATTGGCGAACTTTGCTGCAGAATATTCAGACCATAAGGAATAATATTACCAAGATCGCGTGTGTTGTTGGCACCGTTGACTTTGCCAGTCAATGCCACTAGATTCTGTGCAATGCTTTCGTAGTGTGTTCTTACTGTGCCCAGTGTAAAGTTTGCTGAGTTGCCGTTCAATGGGTTGTTTTCAAGATTGACAGGAACTTGATAAAAGCCCACAGAACTAATTTGATCACTTAGGGCCAGCACTTCAACAACATCGCCAGGTACTATAACAATGTTGCTGTTAAATGTAATTGTGGTAGTATTGGCAGTTGTGGTAAAGGTATACGCTGTGGGGTCCTGGAAAACACTACCTACATAAATTTTAACACTGGGCACGATTCCTGTTGGAACCACAGCCACATCAAGTACCAAGGGTGTGTCAACAACTGATGTAAAACTAAATTGTTGATAAATTAAACTTTTGGTTGCAGCACGTTGCCAACCAATTTCTTTTTCATACACTGTTCTATCAGCGTATTGACGAACAAATCCAATGCTGACGGGATTTTCAGTGCTGACATTGTTGTCTACATGAATAAATGTGTCTGTGTAAAAGTTATTGTCAAACACAATGTCACCCACATTGTTGATGCTGAGGTATCTTAGAGCAAATCCCAATACAGTATCTTCAACTCCTGATCCCACAGCATAACTGAACAATTTGCTGCCTACAAACGTCGAACTAGGATAGACTGCCCGATTACCAAGACTAAAGTCATCTTGATCATAAACATCAAATAGAGGTGCCTGGTTAACTGATGTTTTTTCTTGTGCTGTGATCCATTGAACACCATCGTAGAAAAAACTTGTTCCTTGCAAAGTGTTGCCGCTTGAGCAAACCGTGCATTGATCAATCAAGACATCTGCGTCAGATGCAGGCACTAGATTAATAACTGGTTGGAGTATCAACGTGCTGCCATCTGTGCTGGGAGTGATAAACTCCACTAGATAAATTTTGTTGCGAACCTGCGGGTCGTTGTCTGCTGCAAAGATCACTCGACTTCCAGAAATAAACGAATATCCGTCAACTGCGTATCCAATGGTGCCGTTGATAGTTGACAAAGCGTCGGTTGTTTGAAAATCTATGATGTTGACTGGTGTCTTGGCCTGAGTTCCCATGCCAAACAATCTTGTGCCACCACGGAATTCCAAGATAGGTCGCTTGGCACGAAACGCATTGTCTATTAGTGGAACTGTGTTGTTGTATTCTGCAGATGCATTGATGACGTCAATATGAAACCAACGATTAGATCTGGTCCAGGCATTACGATCAGGACTATCCAGTGCAATGGTAAGATAATCAGGCACCAGAGGTTGATTTAGGCTGGCATCAAAGTTGCCTATGTCAAACGGCAACGAATCAAACGGCACCGTGGCGCTTTTGGTGTAGGTCTCTGGAGTAACATAATCAGTGATTGGCAACAGTTGTATGGCTGTGCCTACTCCGGCCACATAATAGGTTTGATTCTGATAACCGGCAGGAACAACACTGCCTCTAAAGATAACTTTGAGATTGTTGGTAAACACCACGCCGTTGGGTGCAACATAATTTTTCTTGCCAAGGATGTCAGTTACTATGTTCAGTGTTTCGACCTGACTCTGATCAATCAGTCGAATCTGACCAAAAATTTCTGGGTTGGTTCCATCTTGATACCACAGCAGATCTTTGATTGCTGTGAGCAATGGTATTTCTTCAAAGTATCCTTCTGCATCACGATACCACTGAGTTCCTGCCCATTGGGTCCCAAACATCACGATAAATTTATTCAGCAGTGGGCACTGTGTTATTGATGACAATTGCAGGATGGCATTTCCATCATTGTCATACTGGTATTGTATTGCCCAAACACTATATCGTGTGTCAACATTAAGAATTGGCGTTGTTTGATCGTATACTTGTGTGTCAAAACTACCTAGCAATCCATTGTTGGTGGGAATCTGAGCCAATGGGTCAAATTGACTAGTGATCAACCAGCCGCCGTCGGTTGGGTCAGCAATCTGATTGGTGAACACCACTGTGCGTCCGTTGAGATTTGTGATGCCATCAATACCCGACGGATATTGTGCTAAAAATTCTGTCAGGTATATGTTGTTGATCTGATTGAATTTCAAATCAGTTATCAAGTCCACTTGTCCTGCTGTTGGGGTAGTTGGTACCAGTGTTAGATCATAATAGAATTGCTGAGCGTTTTTCAGCGGAACATTAAAAGTTACTGTGCCGGCGTCTTCGCCGTTGTTGATCACTCCAAGTACGTCTCTTGAACTGATATTAGGAGCATAAGGCAAGCGACCGTTGACACCAGGATCAGTTTGTATAAAAAATCCATTGGGAGCTTGATTCACCACAAAATCATAGTTGCCACCGCGAACCAGAGTGATGATGGGATTCTCACCGGCAACGCCTGAGAATTCATACACATCTAGACCGCGGGTAATGTTAAAACTATCTGTTAGTGGAATTACTGTGGCACCAACGTCCACTGACAACGGACCAGCCGGCAACCAGTAGTATTGACTGTAGTTTGCAAATTTGTCAAAACTAATAAACGGATCCCAGGTATAGTAATCACTGGTATACAATCTGTCTGAGTTGTTTGTCTTGGCACCTTGGCGAGCCAGTGCGTCAGTGATGCCAGGATAAGTTATTGCATCAGAAATATCTGTTGTGTCTGGAGTTAGGCTGATTACACCTGGTTCAAGTTGATAATTTGCTCGGGTGGCATTGGGCTCAATCACATAATAGTCATTGGGATTTACACCTGGGCCAACTCTGCGACCAACAAAACCTTGTGTCTTTTTAAACTGTGGCTCCTGAACCAATTGATCCAGAGTAGCTGCCAAAAACTGTTTGTTGGTAGCAGTTTGAAATATTGGTGGTAGAAAATCTACGGTTCTTGTTCTATCCATTAAATTACTCCACTGCCTGGTGCGGTTCTAAGATTGGTTGATGTCAATGCTGTGATCACTTCTACTGAACTGACGCCAGCAGCATTGACAAAAATTTCATCTGGGGCTGACCGTATTTCATACAGGTCACCAAAACTCTTTAATGGGTCCAGAGGTACTAGTACCACAGAACTCACAATGCCGCCCATATTTCTGTGGATGTAGGCTGCAAGTTCTGAGAAATAAAATGTATCTCCAAAGTCCCATATATCAATTGAAAAATAATCATTCAAGTTGGCAACTACTAGATTTTTAATTTCACTTTCGCTAGCTGTTGAATTGGCTGCACGAATAACTTTGATTGTGGCTCTGAGTTCTTGTGCTGCTTTGGCGCCAAACAGTGGCTTGAATACCACTGAATTTACAACCACATTGTCTGAAATCATCTTGTAGTTGTTGAGATTTTGATAAGCGGTTGACAACTCATTGATTGTGGGCACACTAGGTTTAGGCACCGTATCGGTGGTGTCTCTAATCCAGTTTTGATAAGCATTATAATAGCTTTGTGTGACCACATACAAGTCAATGATGTTGGTAGTCCCTGGGTCAATACGAGAAGTCAACGGAGCATTGTGTCTGTATTGAAAATACAAACTTTGACGGCCTATTCGTGCAATCCAATCTGACGATACATCTACAAGTGATCTTACAAATGTTGTACTAACCGCTAGTTCATAAAAAGCACCCACCTGGCCGGCCAGGGGTCCAACATAAATTTCTTGATTGTAGGCATAGAAAATTTGTCCTGCTACATATTCTCCCTTGACTGCTTCAATATCATTCTTGGTAGCAAATTCACTGACCACGCGGCCTGGCTCAACCAAAATATAACGTTGTAAATTGTCAAAGTCCACAGTCTTTTCAAAGAATACCAATTTTGAATTAGGAACAACCAATGGTGCTACAATTTCATCAAAGAAATCAGGATCATCTGCTACCCCATCACTATCAACATCTTGATAACTGACAATCACTTGATAGTCGTCGACATATCCGTCTGACTCAACTGGCTGACCAATGATAGAAAGACTGATGTCGCCCGGCAGGGGTTGATTGGAATCAGGCAAGCTGTTGGTTCTCAACACTTTAACAAAGTCGCTGATTGTTGTACCTGTGCGAGTGTCATAAATGCGTTGTCCCGATTCAAAGAAAAATCTTGTTTGCAGCACAGATCCAAAGTTGTATATTAGTGAACGGCTGGTCACCGTATAGCTGAGGCCATCTGTCAGGCATTGAATAACCCAGCTTGCATCTTGGCCTGTGCCCGATGTATCTTGTGCGTCGGCCAGACTAAAGTCCGCATTGACGGCAAGATTATTGGATGTAATCAGATACCAGGTCTGTGTGGTATTATCATAGCCAAGTCCAAAGTTTCTAAACAACAAAATCTGATCAGCAATTGACGATTCAAGGCTGGCCGGAATATCTGTGACCAGTAACGGAATTACGGACACAGGTATTGCTCCTGTGGGCACAAAATTATTGAGTGTAACTGGGCCGGTTCCGTTGTCAAAGTTGCCCTGACCCTGATTGGTACCATTCAAAACAATAATGCTTGGACTGGCCCAGATGGTCAGTGTTTCGTCTGCACGAACCGGAGTTCCTAGTTTGAGTCTATTGTTGGCATCAAAATAGTAGCCAGCAGGTGCAGCAAACTTTACCAGGCTACCTACTTGAATATATTTTGTGTTGTTGCTAGAAAAGGTGCCAATCGGAACAGGACCACCAGTGGCATTTACAAAATAGCCAGTGGTTTCATTGGCCATTGTGGTACTTTGATTCCAAGTGATGTTGAGTACCGCCAGGTTTGGTCTTGGAAAATTTGCATAATAGAATTGCGTAAAACCGTTGGTAATTAACAGTGGTTGTATCTGGTTGGTGATTACGCTAGCAATGTCATTGCGATTCAACCACGAGAATACAAACGTGGGCAGTTGATTTTGTTCCCACAAGGCACCGTCGGATCCAAAAATATTGGTTGAACTGTATTTGCCTGTGTTGTCCACCAGGTCAAGATATCGACTGGTACCAATGCTGGCACGATTCAGGGCCTTGCTTTTGATAATTGAGTTGTACAAGGTAAACGGAAAGTTGTTGTAGTCTTCACCGTTGACCATGCGATTTTGTGTGTAGTATCTAGCAGGGGCACGTTGCTTGATTTCGTCTAGAGTTTCTCTGGCCTGCGCATTGCTGACAGGAGTGGTGATGCCACAGGTGAATGTGATTGTTTGCAACTGACCAGTTCTGCTGATGTAGCTGATTGGCAAGACTACACTCTGCATTTCTTCAGGATTGATAATGTATTGCAGGCCGTTGGATGCACGAACATAAGCACGGAACAGTCCCACTGGAATAGCAGAAAACACACCATCACCGAATGTCAAAGTGATCTGATCGTTGGTTCTTGATGTTGTGGAAAACAATTTGCGTTGATCAGGTGTTAACTGTTCTGCTGCCGCAGCAAAAACTGATTCTACATATTGCCACTGGCTTACAACAGTACCCACATTGTCCAACTGGAACACCCAGCGGTCTTCATTGTTAACCCCTTCAATGTTGATGTTGACTGTGCGATTACTGATTCGTTCTGCCAGATTAAAATCTTGACTTTGCAACACACCTTGTTTGAAATAAAAGAAATAGCCAGTATTGGCTGCTGCAAATCCCAGCGAGTCGCTGCGGAACAGGATATTAAAAATGCCGTTGGCCACAGGGGCAGGCTCGTAGATGTAGTCTTGGCCCACGGATGTAGAATTTACTGCTTCAAACGGCATGTTGACGCCGTCCACAGTAACATTGTATGGCAACACAGGCAAGAATCCTGGAACCAGGTTGATAGCATATTCAGATGTGTTTACACCCACAATGTCTTGACGATTGCCTGGACGACCCACACGTTGAGTGTCCACTAGAGCAGCGTTTAAAATGGCTGTGAATTGTTCTGCCCAGTTGAAATTGGTAGGATCGTTCCAGTTGATAGTAACGTTGGCTAGGTCAATCCCGTTGAAGTCTGTGACATTTTCAGTGGTCTGCACTGAAAATACTTTGAGGTAACCTTGAGCAGCCGTATTTCTTTTGGCAGTGTAACTCACTAGGTTGGCCAGGCGCACCACTGAGTCTCTACGCTCAGCCGTGTCTATGTAATTTTCACGGGTGTTCAGATCGTTACGGAAGGCCATTGCCTGACCCATGAATGCAACAACGTCTAGTAATGCAATAAATTCTGAACTTTCAATGTAGTCATTGAATGTTTCAGGATAGTACTGTCGAAGATAATCTACAAAACTTTTTCGCAAAGTTTCAAAGTCGTAGCTTTGAAAGTCAGCTTCTCTAAAGGTCTGATAGATGCGTTTCCAGTCTTCAACGCCAAATACAACTGTTTGTCTAGTGGTGCGTGCCATGATATTCCGTTAATATGTTATTTACCGATAAAGTAAACGGCTACTTTTATACAAACGAAGCTCTGCGCTGTTGTTGATCAAAGAATACACTCAGCAACTGTGCATCTGCACCAGCCACTAGTTGTATCTCCAGTTCAATCAACACACCGTTTTCCTGTGGGTACACTTGTACATCATTTAGATAAATTCTAGGATCGCCGCCGGCTACTCTTTGTACTTCACGCAGAATATTGGCCATGGTAGTTTGATCCTGGCTTTCAAACAAAAAACTCCAGAGTGTGGTTCCGTATGACGGGCGGCCAGGCAATTGCCCTTGCCAGACATTGAATGCGTTCAGTAGGTCGCGCTTGATTAATTCGCCGTCTACCAGCGTGAATTTTTTAAATTGATTCTGTGTGTTAAATCCAATGAATGTGGCCATACAGATATTTAGCTGGTGCCTGGAGGTGCAAAATCTGGCACAGATATCTTGCTGTTGCCAATGACTTTTTTCACTGCTTCATTCAAATTAGATCGATTCACAGTGTTGGTAAATCCTTTGGCCACTTGTACCCCTGATTCTAATGGGTTGCCGCCGGAATCTCCAAAACCGCCAAATCCACCAAATCCACCAAATCCACCAAATCCACCACTTAGTAATCCACCAATGCCACCACCACTTAGTAATTCACCAATACCACCACCACCACTTAGTAGTCCACCAATGCCACCACCACTTAGTAGTCCACCAATGCCACCACCACTTAGTAGTCCACTAAATGACTGTGCAAATTCTGCTGATTTGGCAAAATTGGTCATATCGCCGACTATTCCACTAATGCCACCACCACTTAGTAGTCCACCAATGCCACCACCACTTAGTAGTCCACCAATGCCACCACCAATGCCACCACCACTAACTAAACTGCTTATTCCGCTACCTATTCCACCGTCACTTACTAGTGACCCCAATGATCCCAACGATCCTATTGACGGTGCGGTTTTGAGCCATTCTGTTGCATTGCCTAGGCCAAATTTTGTAGAGATGTTCAACAACGGACCCAGTTGCGATGCTGCTTCTGTGCCGCTGATTACTCCTATTTGTTTGAGTTGGTCAAAGTTCACATTCATTAGTCCTTGTTGTACTGTGGTTTGCAAACGTTCGTTGCCTAGTACAGAAGTTAAATCTGTAGCGCCTAACTTGCCCGTCCAACTGGTAGGGCTCGACAAGATGCTTGTAAATTTGCTGGGATCCAGGTTGATTTGTTCAGCCAGCCCTGGTTTGATCAAGCCTGACAATTGCAACTGATCAGCATTAAGGCCAAACTTACCAAGCCCTTTGAAATCAGTGATTGCTGACGCTGCTTGTCCAACTGACACACCAGTTTGTGCTATTAGACCTTGTATTTGTGTAGTATCAATTGTGCCAATGCTCTGTTGACCTATGGTTGTTTTGATAAAGTCACTTACTCCTATTGGATTAGGAATGGGTAATCCTCTTAGGTCTGGAAGATTAATTATATTACCTAGTTGTAGGGCCTGTGCAAATGATGCTGGTCCTATTTGCGCTATAGCCGATGACAAGCCACCTGTGGCTTGTGTAACTGCATTCACTAGACCGCCCACCGGGATTCCTACTAATCCGCCGGTGTTGATTTGTTGATCAAATACTGCTTTAGCCTGCTCCACAGTGGCACCCGATGGACCGTCTACATCATATACTTCACCGTTTGGTCCTGTGAATGAAAATTTACTCATGATTTTCTAACTATGCCCCAGCTGGAAGGAACTGGTTCAGCGTCTGGCGGTGGAGTAGGAGTTCCTTCAGTTAAACTCACGCTGACAGCTACACCCTGATTATGGTACGGATACGGTTCATGTGTTGGGGCGCGAGTAACAATACTTGTTAGTCCATTGGGTTTTACTTGCCAGCCGGTGGAATTATTAAAGGTAGTATCATCCAAGATTGTTTTAGGATACAGTTTAGGGGTTTTCACTGACGTTGCTGGTAACCCGTTGAGATCTATCCTTGCTGCACTAAATCTCAACGATGTGCCACCAGATATTGATGCAGTTGTTTTACCTTGCAAAGCCAATGATCCGTTAGCTTTTATTCCTACTGTGGACTGACCATAAATGACCATGGCTTCTTGGCTGGCTATGTTCATGGTAGTCACAGCACCAATATTAGTGGCTGCATTTGATTTCAGATTGATATTGCCACCAGCAAACATATTGATATCTTTGTCAGCATGTAAATTGATAGTTCCTTGAGTTCTTACGTTTACACTGTTGGTTGAAAAAATATCTACTGTGCCTTCGGACCCTAGTTCAATCCAGGTTTGTCCATTGGAATGAATGAACTGAAAAAAGTTTTCAGAATCATTCATCATGATCTGATGACCCTTGGCAGTTCGTAGTCTAAGCAAGGCATTGTTGCCGTCTAGATCGCCATCATCCATGACCAGTGTGTGCCCACCTTTGCGGCCTATCACTTTAACATCTTGCGGTTTGAGAGATCCAGAATTAAGTTGTTTTCGTATGGTATTGGGGTCTGCACCACTCTGATAGATAGGCTGGCCGGGTGTGCTAATTCCATACACTGTGCTAGGGCTTTCTCGTTGTGCATTTGAAATAATAGGACCACGTTCAGGATCTTTGTTCAGTCCTTGCTGAAAAAATATAGCTGCTTGAAAACTATGCACAGGCTTGGGTTGATCAAAGAATCGTGGATTTTTGTTAATTTCTTTGTTGGCAGAGTTGATTTCGGTAACAGGCAACTGAGGTGCATTGGCAAAATATTCTGCTTGTGACTTGTTTTGTGTGACATACTCACCTGACTTGGCAGCGCCAATGGCTGGCAGCATATGATTCAAGCTGTCTTCAATTATTGACCCAATATAGTAACCTTTGTCAGGATCACCTTCAACAAAAAAACACATAACAGATGTACCAATATCCGGTGGAGTAAACCACATGCCGTAACTTTGTTGATTTCCAGGGTATGTGCCTACACCTGCACTGGTGCTGGTTTTTTCTGTGGCTCCATAGAAGGGTGACAAATATCTTACCCAACGCCAGGTTTCAGGATTGGTGCTGGGTCGACCGCTGGCAAACTGTTCAATGAAAACCTGCAAGCGACCAGTTCGTGTAAGGTCCACAGTGTTTACAATACGACCAACAAATGGCCCCATTTCTGCAGGTGTGCCACCACGATCAAATTTATAATTGGGTGCGCTGCCCGATTGTTGGGTATTATTTTGTGCCATAAGTGTCCTTTAGGTTCCTTGATCGTCGTTTACTACACCTTGAGACGGATTCGGCGATAGATCGAATCCGCCAAGTCTGTTTTCTCCAGGTTTTCCAGAAAGAACAGGTGGCGGTTGAAATTCTGTGTTTGGAATATCTGCACCATCTACACTGGCAGGTTTTGCCGGCACTGGTTGTGCTCCTGAAACTGATGTGATAGAAACTGGCGTAGGTGCAGGCGATGTGTATTCTGTAACAGCCTGCAACGCCCGAGCAGAACCTGCTTGCAACACTTTTGATGTTGATTGTATTATTTGGTTGACAGGCGATACATTATTGGTTGCCGCTATTATGCCGGCGATCCCTGAGGTTTTTGCTGTGGTTGTTGGCGGAGTAGTGTTTCTTCCAGCATCAGCTGCTTTGGTAGAAAAAGTATTTTCTACCCGAGCCCCTTCAAGTTCCTGAGTAAATTTTCCTCCACGAAATATACTTTTGCTGGTAGTGGCCATGTATGTGACAGTTTGTTGCGCCAGTCCTGGTTTGCCCTGGATGCGATCTGCAAAATTATTATTTTTTCCTGTGTCCATGATTCCTGTGCTGAGATCATAGTCCCTGGGCCGATTCCATGCAAATTCAAAGTATGCGCCCGATGCACTTACATTTATAGTGCCATCAGCTTCAAAAGGTGCTGAGACAAACTTTCCTGGTTGCATGGCCTTGGGAGAAGGAATCCAGGCAGGATCTCCTACGATTACCAATCTAATGTCGGCCTGATCAGCTGAATATAGATAATCGGCTGCATTGGCACCGGGCTCGAATGTCTTGCTATCACCGCCTTGACGTGCCTGACCGCTGGCTGGCATTGGTCGTTTTTTTGAAAGTGATTCGCTATTTTGTCCAGTTTGTGATGATTGCGTAGCAGAGGCTATCGAAACATCACTGGTGATAGCCTGTGTCCATAAGTGGTTGAATGCCTGTTCAAATTGCAATACCTGAGTGTTTTGTCCAGTAAACCAATAGTTATAAACCTTATGCACTCCTCTGAATTCTCCACTTTCAAAATATTCACTGATCACTGGCGTTTGAAACGGCGATATGGTATAAATCATTTTGTACGCAAAATCGTTTTGTTTTGAATCATATTTCAATTGCTGTGCTTCACAACTGATATCAAACCAGGCAAATCTCTGAGGCGGGCCATTATCGTTCCAGGTGTAGGTATCTGGATTCCAGGTAACTTTTTGTTGAGCAGTAATATAACTGCTGCTGCGTAACACTGTGTCAATAAATTGCACAATCTGTTGTCCTGCTGTGGCAGACTTTTGACGCACAGTAGTGTTAATGCTTTGTTTTTCACTCAGCAGTTGATCTGCTGCTGTTGCTGTAGCTGAACCGCCTACTAGGCTTTTGTCGAAATAGTCGCCTGGAGGAACAAGGCTGGCATTTTCTAGTATGGGATCAGCAAATTTAATTTCATAAACGTCTGGTATAAATCCACTGCGTTTGGCCTGCTCTGCATAGTAAGCATTTAGTGCCGCACATAGACCGCTGCCAAGTGTGGTAGCACCAGGTTTAGGCGCTGCATCGGCCTTGGGAGGGGCACCAACACCGCCAACTGCATTTTCGCCTGGTTTGGTTTGTGGTACGTTGTCAGTTGCTGATATTATTCGAGGGATTGCGTTAGTAGCCATATTATTGTCCGGCCTCTAAAAGTGCTTGTGCTCGTTGTTGAGGATCTTGTACAGTGTTACTGCCCGGTGGCGATGATTCTATAGGAACACCAAGTCTGGTTTCGTCTCCTGCTGCCTGGCTTGCTGTTTGTTGTATCACAGTACCAACCAATATGTCCTTGACTGTGCTGCCTTGGAACTGAAAATTCTGTGGTATGCTGCCACGATTGGTACTTTTGCCAGTGATATCGCCAGGGCTTGCTCCTTTGATGGTGTATTCAACCAACTTGTTTGCCACTCGAAATTCAAGTTCAGTGATAATAAAAGGCACAAACTTTTCAATTGCTGCACGATTATCTGTGCTGCCAGTTTTTCGTGCAATAGGTTGTACAAGATTGCCATTGATGTCGTAGCCATAAAATCTTATGGCCATACAATATTGTGCCGCTGCGTAGTTTACAGGAGTTCCTGGCTTGGTTATATTTTTAGTTTCATATAAATCTCTAACAGCTTTTATTAAATTGCTCAACAGTGTGATTCCATTGGGCTCAGTTACTGTAAAACTCAAGTCCGTAAGTTTTGCTGCACCGCCGCTGCCTATAGAGCTGCCATACGCAGTGGTGAGTTCAAAATTGTCAAGATAATAATCCAACGGAAAGAACGGACTGCGACCAGTGCCCACACTGGTTGCACCGGTAGGTGTCTGTGTTGTAACACCTGCGCCACCACTTTGTGCCAACAAATAGTAGCCATTTAATGTTTTCTTTGGAGATTTCATTAGTGCGGTGTATGTGTCAGGATCCATTAAATACCAACTTAGACTATATGTATAGCTGGCATACTGATCTAGTACATTGTCTTGTGCCACAATGGCATTGGAGGCACCGCCATACAATTCATCCAGTCTATTACGAACCGCTGCGGTGCCGTTGACACCAGCAGCATCATCGCTACGAGCTCCTACCCCGCCTTGTTTAGCGTTGTTTACAGGAGTGGCTCCGGGCACTGCTCCTGAACCTTGTAATTGATTGAATTCTGCTCGCTGCGCAGGATCCAGGAATGTAGAAGATGGCGGAGATGGTAACGGGCCGCTTGCCGGAGGAGAAGATGTGGATTGACTATTGTTGTATGTAACCGTGGTTGCATCAGTGCCCGAGTCAACATCTCCTGTTTCTGTGGTCGGTGGTGGGTCAGCATTGGTTGGACCTGCTGTGGTTTTTTCAACTATTCTGCCATCAAACGTTTCAACCTGCTGAGGAGGAACAGGATTGCTTGAACTGGCACGGTCGTCCCGTGCAGTTTGTGCGGCTCTGGTGGTATCGGCTGAACTACTGGGTGGATTTATTCCAGCGGTAAGAGATTCAAATGAAGGTATATCGTCAGGTGAAATAAGATTGAAATTGATACCAGCCGGGGCATTGATGGCTCTGCCAACTTGCAATCCAGTCCGTATTTCTGCTATAGAAATTGCAGTGCGATATGCTTGCCGATCTTGGATAGAAGAATTCCAAGATTGATAAAATGCTGCTAGAAACTGCGAGATCTGATCCTGAGTGGCCATGCTTAGAATCCTAACACGCTGCGTAATGTGGTAATTTTTGGCAGATAAATTTGTACACCGGCCTTAAAGTCCAGGGGAGGTGCAGTCAGAGTATTGGGATTGCGTTGATAAAACACCCACCACAACTCTGGTGTGTCGTACAAGTCAAATGCCAGGAGATCTGGTCTATACTGATACGTGGTGTTGATCAGCATGACACGATCATCAGTTTCTTTGGGAATGGGACGATTGGTCATGGTGTCCAGAAAGAACTGACTATAGCCAGTGGCATAGTATGCGCTGGTTGAATCATAAGTGGCCATTACCAGAACCCTCCTTTGATTAGATCACCGTTGGCAAATCCCTTGACACTGAACTGTTGGCTGACCTGCGATCTAGTTTGTATTGGCAACAATACCAAGCTGATTTCAAGTTTTGTGGGCACATAGGTTGGTTCATTTTTTCCCAGGGTGGCCGGAGCGTCTGGACTGGACATTGCTCCTTTGCTTATGCCTTGACTGGAGAAAAGATTTGCCAGTCGATTGACTGCACTGGAGATAGGATTTGTGGGCAAGTCTTGTCGGTCTCTGCGTGACAACAGATTGGTTCCGTTGACATTGGTACTTCTGGCCCGTATATAATCAACATCGGCTGGCAGGCTGTATTGAAAACTGCTGACCACACAAGGATGCGCTGAAAACTGATACTGCCCCAAGCCTGTCAAGAACACCAAAGGAGGTGGTGCACCTCGTTCTGCATCTTGCCCATAGAACATTTTTGTCACTGATCTAAAAAAGTGTATCACTGCCAACATGTAATCTGCTTCAGCAGAATCTTGTGCTGTGAATGTGGCTGACATATTTACTGCATCAGTATAGCTTGACTGGTAGAAATAGCCCTTGTAGTTTGAGTGAGTGAGTGCGTATGGGGAATACTCAGCCTTGTAGTTGATCTCAATCTTGGGTGTGTAGGGAAATATTACTCCACCTGTTTTGGCCAAAGGAGCCAGTATTCCTGGAGGACTTGCATTGTACAAATAGGTGGCACTGGGAGCCAGGCTGAGTCTAACACGCCAGTCCCCGTTGTTGGTCATCTTGCGTTGTGCTTCCAGCGTGGCTTGACGCTGTGCCAACAGAGTGCCTGCCTGTTGTTTGGCAGCCGCTGCTATGGCCTGATCATTGGTGAAAGTGCCCAGACTGGGCAAGGCCACATTGGTGTTGGGTGGGATCAACTCTGGAAATATATCTACAGGAGTAGCAGAGGTTGTGGGTTGTGCTGCTGCAAGTTGTCTGGCATCTTCTTGATCTTGAAGGCTTTGATCGTTTGCTGCATCAACAGGGTCGGCAGCACTGGCTGCATTGGCTTCTGCAGCGGCTTCGGCAAGAGCAGCGTCACGGGCTTCGGCCTGCTGTTGCGGATCTAGAAATGTGTTCACTGGCGTTGCAGCCTGTGCTGCTACTGCTGCATCAACTCCTGCAAATTCATCAAATGGCGGAATCACAACTGCTGGCGGTGCAACAAATGGTTCAGCGTCAATGGTAAAGGTAGAAGTGTATCTGCCAGTGGCATCAACCACTGTGTTGGTAAAACTGCTGATTATTACAACATCGCCGCCCAGTGATGCGGCCACTTGAGCCCGTGCACCAGCTTCGGCCAGATCCTGAGCGGTGTTGGCATCTGAGGCAGTGACTGTGGATGAGAATGTAGACATAGTGATTCCTATATCTTATTTACCCAAAAAATAAACCACTCAGTTTATAAAGGTTGACAAAGTGGCAAAATATGTTATACTAAGTAATATTTTAAGGACCTGTCTTAATGGCAATCATCGCAAGGACCACACCAAAAACCAATTATCTCAACAACAGAGACATTCTCAAAGAGATTCATTCCAGCAAAAAAAACTACTGTGCCTATAGAGATCCTGATCTAGATCACCAGTGCGATATTATTCTGCCAAGTCTGAGCAAGATCAATCAAAAAACCATAGCGGAAGCCCGTAGAAATCGTGCTGATCGTATCAAACGTGAAACTGGTGAGATACTTGATCCAAAAAAAATACCCAACACAGACATTGTGTTTCGAATCATGACCTGGGAACACGTACCCATGGCACCCAAGAAAATCACCAAGGCCGAAGCAAAAAAGCGCAGCAAACTAGAAGATTTATTAGAGATAGACGAAGTGGTCGAAGATCCGCTAGCTGATCTGATTGATGCACCAATGTTGGATCCCACACATATTCGAGTGAACTTTCCTCCGTTTTTTCACTATCGTATAGACGACGCCAAGGTGCCGTTCCTGGTGGGCAAGAGCCACTGGAAAGGCGATCTTGAAACCGGAGAGTTTTCCAAGGATCACGGTGACATGACTAGAAAATTGGCCATGATGTTCATGAAACTGTGTGAACGTTATGCCACAAGATCAAACTGGAGAGGATACACCTACAATGAAGAAATGCGTGGACAAGCCTTGTTACAACTCAGTCAAATCGGACTGCAATTTGATGAATCAAAATCGCAGAATCCTTTTGCGTATTATACTGCCGCTATTACCAATAGCTTTACTCGTATCCTGAACATTGAAAAGAAAAGTCAAAACATTCGTGATGATATTCTAGAGATGAACGGACTCAACCCTAGCTGGACGCGACAGAATTCTGGCAAGCACTCAATGGCAGCCCTGAGCGGTCCGGTTACAATTACAACTTACAGTGTAGACGAATGAATCACATGGCAAAAGTTTTTTGCACTGCACCCTGGACAGGATTGACTGTTCGAGAAGATGGTCATGTTCGAACTTGCTGTGTTGGCGGCACTTCGCTAGGGAATCTTAATGAGACCGGCATCCAGGAGATATTAAAATCTCAGTCGCTCAAAGAGATACAACAAAATATGTTATCCGGTAAACCTGACCAAAAAAATTGTCAAACTTGTATTGAGTCTGAAACTCAGTCAGGGCTAGCTACTCTTAAAGAACACTACAATTTATTCTATCCTGATTTTGTTGAAGATCAACTGAATCTAAAATGTTTGGATATAAGGTGGAACAACGCCTGTAATCTTGGATGTGTGTATTGTAATCCCACTTTCAGCAGCGTATGGCAAGATCGGCTCAACATCAAACGCAGTTTGGTGATCAAGCCGTACCAAGACGATCTACTGCAATGGATATTGAGCCGGAGTACAGAGATAGATGAGATTATGTTAGTAGGTGGTGAACCCATGTTGATGAAACAAAACTACAAATTGATTGATAATTTATCTGACCAATGCAAAATCAGCATCATAACCAATCTCAGTTACAAATTGTCCGAGCTGCCATGCACGCCACGATTATTGAGCAGACCTAGATCAAACACCAAGTGGAATGTGAGTTTAGAAAACACTGGTGCAAAATTTGAATATGTTCGAAATATGGGCAAGTGGTCTCTAATTGAAGACAACTTACAATATCTGGTGCAACATTGGCCCGACACAGTCTCTATCAATTTTGTCTATAGTATGTTTAGTGCATTTGACATTGTAGAAACTATAAAAACTTTTCATCAGGCTGGAATCAAAAAAATCAACATGTTTCCGATTATCGACAACTATAGCATGGATGTGTTTAACATGCCAGAGTCTATTCGCAAAAAAGCCGCATACGAGCTCAAGGCAGCCAGTGAATGGCATTTTGAAAACTTACATCCCGAAGATAGAGATTTTTATCCTATACAAGGAATAGATGCCACATTCAATCGATTGACCAAATCCAAGGAACCAGCATTAGTCACTTTGAAAATGTTCAATGATCAAATAATCCAGTATGATCAATACAATCATCAAAAATTTCAAGATCTTTGGCCCAATATACTCGACTTAGTAGAAGAATACCTGTAAACTGTATTAATGACAAATCTATTTCGCAAAGCTGCGGTCTTCACGGACATACATTTTGGACTCAAGAGCAACAGCACTCAACACAATGAGGACTGCCTGAACTTTGTGAAGTGGGCCACGGCCAAGGCCATGGAACAAGGTTGCGAAACCTGCATGTTTCTGGGTGACTGGCACAACAACCGTGCCAGTCTCAACATTGTCACACTCAACTACAGCCTACAAGCACTGGAGCACATGAATGCTAATTTTCAACGTGTGTATTTTATTCCTGGTAACCACGATTTATATTATCGCGATAAACGTGACATTCAAAGCGTGGAGTGGGCAAAGCACCTCCCTAATGTGGAAATCTGCAATGATTGGGTTAGCCACGGTAATGTCACTATTGCCCCTTGGCTATGTGGAGATGATCATAAACGCATACCCAAACTAACGGGCAAGTACATGTTTGGGCACTTTGAGCTGCCCGGTTACTTGATGAATGCACAAATTGAAATGCCCGATCATGGCGAAGTGCAACGGGAACACTTCACCGGCTTTGAACATGTGTTCACTGGACACTTTCACAAGCGGCAGACCAAAAAGAACATTACCTACATTGGCAATTGTTTTCCGCACAACTATGCAGATGCCGGCGACGATGATCGCGGCATGATGATTCTAGAATGGGACAAGGAGCCCGAGTTCCATGCCTGGCCAGATCAGCCCAGATATCGTGTGTTTGGTCTCAGCAACATCATTGACAATGCTGCCACTATCCTGGCGCCAGGCATGCATGTGCGTGTGCAGTTAGACATTGAGATTTCATACGAAGAAGCCAACTTTATCAAAGAAACGTTTATCAAAGACTACGGACTTAGAGAGATGGCTCTGATACCCAACAAGTCTAGTTCGGTAGACACCGACATGTCGCCTGGTGAGATCAAGTTTGAATCAGTGGATCAAATTGTCACAGACCAGATTACCAACATTGAATCCGAATTCTACGATAACAAACTGCTGTTGAAGATTTATCAAAACTTATGATATCAATAAAAAATCTCACTGTTCGAAACTTCATGAGTGTGGGGGCTGCCACACAGGCCATCAACTTTGACCGCAAAGACATTACCCTGGTGCTGGGCGAAAATCTTGACCTAGGCGGCGACGGATCACGCAACGGCACAGGCAAGACCACAATTATCAATGCACTCAGCTATGCCTTGTATGGTAATGCTCTGTCAAACATCCGCAAGGATAATCTGGTCAACAAGACCAACGGCAAAAACATGTTGGTCAGCCTGGAGTTTGCAGTCAACGGTGCAGAGTATAGAATTGAGCGCGGTCGCAAACCCAACGTACTGAAATTCTATGTGAACAACGAAGCCACTGTGGCCACAGACGAAGCACAAGGTGATTCCAGAGAAACTCAAGACGCTGTGGAACGTATCATGAACATGAGTCACGACATGTTCAAACATGTTGTGGCTCTCAATACCTACACTGAACCGTTCCTGGGTCTAAAAGCCAATGATCAACGAACCATTATTGAACAGTTGTTGGGCATTACCCTGCTGAGTGAACGTGCTGATGCAATCAAGGAACTGGCCAGAGGCACCAAGGATGCTGTATCTCAAGAAGAATTTAGAATCAGAGCAGTAGTTGAAGCCAACAGTCGTATTGCAGAACAGATTGAAAGTCTCCGGCGTCGACGAGTGTTATGGCAAAAAAAGCAAGACAGCGATCTTGAATATCTTGCCACACAGTATGCTGACCTAACACAGATCAACATTGAAGCTGAATTGCTGGCACATCGAGATCTTGCTGTCTACAGTCAACAAAAGACAGCGCAGGATGCTCACACTGCCTTGGTGGCTAGATCTACAGCCTGGAGACAAAAACAATTTCGAGATGTGGCTGAATTTCGAGCCAACTATGATCTACTAAGTCACATTGACATTGAGGCCGAACTGGCAGCGCACACTGCTCTGACTGCTTACACACACCAGTCCAAGAACACAGCAGATCTTGAAAAGCTGATTGCTCGTTGCAAGTCTGATGAGATTCGAGAGCAAACCTCTATTGCCAAACTAGCTGCAGAGATTGCTGAACTAGAAGCACACAAATGCTATGCTTGTGGACAAGAGTTCCACGACGGAAGTCACGAAGCAGTACTGGAAGCCAAACGCAAGACCCTGCAAGAAGCTGAACTACAGATCTTGGCCACAAACAGTCAGCTGATCGAACACGCCGCAGCACTGTCTGCACTAGGCGTGTTAGGTGCAAAGCCTGTTACACACTACCGTACTGAAGCAGAAGCTATTAGACATTCAAGCGAGTTGGAAAATATTCAAAAGCAAATTGATACCAAACTTTTGGAACTTGATCCTTATGCTGAACAGATTTTGGAATACACTGAGGTTGTGCTGGGTGCTCAACCAGTTACTCATTACGACACCGAAGCCAAGGCCGTCACACACATGAGTCAGGTTGCTAATCTGTTGCAACAGATCACAACCAAGACAGCCGAATCTGATCCTTACACTGATCAGATCGACGACATGACAGATCAGGCTCTGCAGATTGTGAGTTATGATGCACTAAACGATCTCAATCGACTGCAAGAGCATCAGGACTTCCTGCTTAAACTGCTGACCAGCAAGGACAGTTTTGTTCGCAAAAAGATTATTGATCAGAATCTAAGTTATCTCAACGCAAGGCTCACGCACTATCTGGATCGCATTGGGTTGCCGCACACTGTGAAGTTTCAAAACGATCTCAGTGTCAGCATTGAAGAACTGGGTCGTGAACTGGACTTTGACAATCTCAGCAGAGGTGAACGCACCAGACTGATCTTGAGTTTAAACTTTGCATTCCGCGACGTTTGGGAAAGCCTGTACTCACCAATCAACCTGTTGTTTGTAGATGAACTGATTGACAATGGCCTGGACACAGCAGGTGTAGAGAATGCGCTGGCCCTGCTCAAACGCATGAGTCGTGAACGCCACAAGAGTATCTGGCTTGTGAGTCATAGAGATGAACTGAGTGGACGAGTAGAAAACATCCTCAAGGTTGTGAAGGAAAACGGATTCACAAACTACAACACCGAGGTTGAACTTGCGTAGTATTCAAGTCCTACATTTGGAACCCACGGACGTGTGTCAGGCCGCCTGTGCCCTGTGTGCCAGAGAAACTGATCTCAACTTCCGCAAGGATCGTCAGCATCATCTCACAGTGTCAAAGATTCTTGAACACTTCACTGACGAACAAATTGCACAACTTGACAAGATGTTCATGTGCGGTGTATATGGTGATCCAGCAGCTGGAAAACACACTCTGGACATTTACAATTATTTTAGAAATTTAAACCCTAACATTACATTGGGTATAAACAGCAACGGTGGCCTGCAAACCACACTATGGTGGCATGCCCTGGGCACTATGTTTAACCAGCCCCAGGATTATGCGGTGTTTAGCATTGACGGTTTAGAAAGCACAAACGAAGTGTATCGAAAGAATGTCAAGTGGTCTAAGCTAATGCAAAACGCACAAGCGTTTATAGAAGCTGGGGGCTCTGCACACTGGGATATGCTAGTGTACAAGCACAATCAACATCAAGTTGATGAGTGCGAACAACTTGCTCGCAACATGGGATTCAAATGGTTTCGTGCCAAGATTAGCCGCCGTGGATTCACAGATAGACTTGAAGCACCTGTAGGATGGCATCTTCCTCAAGTGATTTCTGCCCAAATCAATTGTCATGCACTCCAAGAGCAAAGCGCATACATTGATGCGCAAGGTAATATGAGTCCTTGCTGTTGGTTGGGTTCTAGACAACGAGATTTTGTCACAGATTTTGACAGTGTGCAAAGTTCCTGGAATAGTCCGCAGCCCAATATTGTTTGTGTAGACACATGCGGATCCAAAGATGGCGGCTCTAGTTTTAGTAACCAATGGCAAAGAGAGACTGAACTGCATGTTTAATTTTGATACCATTGACGAGTATCAGTTGGAAATTACAACTTACTGCAATGCTGCTTGTCCTCAATGTCCACGAAACTCACTTGGGCACGGACTCAATCCGTTTATGCCGCTGGATCATCTTGACAGAATGGTAATTGACACAGCATTCACTGACGAGTTGTGTCAACGATTGAGACAAGTGTTCTTTTGTGGCAGCTACGGTGATCCAATCATGCATCCAGACTTCCTGGGTATACTTAGAGATTTTAGAAGAAAAAATCCTACCTTGTGGTTGTATATCCATACCAATGGAGGAGTGCATGAGCCAGCGTACTGGACAGAGATAGCACAAATCATGAACGGGTATGGACAAATTGATTTTGGCATCGACGGCCTGGAAGATACTTTACATCTGTATAGAAAGAATGTAAAATATCACAAAGTCATTGAAAATGCTCAAGCCTATATAAATGCCGGCGGTAGAGCGCAGTGGAATTTTATTGTGTTCAAACACAACGAACATCAAGTTGAGGCTGCAAAGCAACTGGCACACGACATGGGATTTTTTAATATACTGATACGTAAAACGGGAAGATTTTTAAATCATGACACTCTGGAAGAACTGTCTGAGTGGCCTGTATCAAACAGTAGCCAGGTGCTAGAGCCTCCAGAAAATTCTGAATACAGAAACCGTAGTATGATGTTCCTGCCCATGCTCAAGAGTGAATACAAAAATATCAAAGACTATTTTGATACAACTGAGATAAAATGTGATTCCTTACTAGGTAAAAAAGTTGTGATTACAGCACAAGGTGTCGTGCTACCTTGCAATTTTTTCAATCACAATTTGTACGATGCTAGGTTCCGCAATAATTCGTTGCCAGGTGCAAACGCCTTGAGCCAGGTCAATGGCAAGAATCAAGTTCGTGAATTTTTAGAAAAATACGGATTAGATAATTTGAGCATACAACATCATTCACTTGATGCTATTTTTAACAATGCGTTCTGGAATGATCTGGTGAGCAGTTGGAACAATAAAAATAGGCTGTTTGAATGCGCAATGACTTGCGGGTCAAAATTGCAAAAAGTATGGGATCAAGGAGGATCCGTTAGATGAACACATTGATCACAGGTGGCAACAAAGGGCTAGGGTTGTATCTAGCAACTGCATTGAATGCACAAAGCATCAGCAGAGCAAACGGCTGGGATATCACCAAAGATGTTGAAAAAATTGCTGCCCACAGCATAGACTACGATGTGTTTATCAACAATGCATTTGACGGTCCTCCGCAAGAATCCTGGGCAAATTTTGCACAGTCACAGGTGTACTTTGCAGTGTATGATGCGTGGAAAACTGCTGGCAAGACAGGACATATTTTCAACATCGGCAGCTCGGGCAACAAGACCGTTGTTGCACCTGAGCCCAGATTTGAAACCTACAGAGTAGCCAAAGCTGCCTTGTCGCATGCCAGCAAGCAAGGTACACAGGCATTTAAACAAAATCAAGTGGGATTCAAAACCACACTAATAACACTGGATAGACTGGATACTGAGTTGACTCGTAGCCGCGCATCCTGGACAGGCAACGGAATCAATCTAAACGACATAAGCAATTTTATAAAATACGCTATCACTGTGGATTCAAACACAGTGCTAGAAGAGGCAACTTTTTACTGCAATCTCAACCACAAGGCATAACTATACTGCAAAGGTAATACAACAAATTTTCGCATGACATGGCACTATCAAAACACTCCAGTTGAGACACTGCCCGAAGAATGCATAGGATTTGTTTACCTGATCACCAATAATCTTTCTGGTCGCAAGTACATAGGCAAAAAACTAGCTAAATTTTCAAAAACCACATACAAAACAGTCAAGCAAAAAAACGGCATCAAGAAAAAAAAGAAAATTAGAACCAAAATTGACAGTGATTGGCGCGACTACTACGGTTCAAGCGAAAATCTTACTGTTGACGTAAACACCCTAGGCACCGAAAACTTCACCAGAGAAATACTTTACTATTGCACTTCAAAAGCACAATGTTCATACATTGAAGCTAGAGAACAGTTCAATCGCAAGGTATTGGAATCCGCAGATTATTACAATGGCCATATCTCAGTCAGAGTACATGGCTCACACATCATAAACAAAATTTAAGGCAACACAAACGACACTGTGCCGAATGTTTGGTTCGGCTCCATTGAGGAACGGTGAGATACCCGGTCTGGACTTGGACGTCAAAGGCAATTGCTAACTTAAGGCAACAAATGGTTTGGGCTCTGTGAAGAAGATACACCCCATGCTTATAGGACTTGGATCTTGATCGGGTTACTAGGGTTCCGTTGATATGTGAAGCTTGAGTAGGGGGTACCGGTCAACCGCCTCCGTGTAGAAAACTACAATCTCATTATTATAGATGACTGCTGTCACTCGGATGATGCTTTCAATTCACCGTGCATACGGTGAATTATGACCACATAATCTGGATGATACTAAATTCAGCTTCGCTCTAAACAATGTGTGAGCGATAGCGAAACACATAGATACACGAAGTGTATCTTGAAGCATTAGAAGAATGGCAAGCCACTTTTCTTTGTTGTTTCTAAATTGTCTTTGATAAGTTCGCCAATGAGATCTCGTTCGCTGAGACCCAAGGCCATGGCTTGGTCGTATGTCAACCCACCACGCATGAACCAACTCATTTTCAATGCCTCCCGACGAATCTGTTGGCAGTCTTTTTCCATACCCTCAACTAAATCGTTGATTTGTTCGGGACTAGAGGTTAGGAGGCGTCTTCGAAAAAACTTGACAGATCCAGTGTAAATGCTTGTTTGTATTTGTGATCACATTCTTTGCAAATCAAATCCAGGGGCTTGACTTCGCTGGCCTGTTTGAGACCAATCACATAATCTCTCAGCTGATTGAATTTTTTGCTGTCGCAATTTTTTAGAAAATCCACAATGAACTCAGTTTCTGTTACCATGGCCTGCGGCGTTTTGATTGCAGCAATGCTTTGTGCAACTGTGTTCAGAGTGGTTTCATTGATTACTGCTAGGCTTTTGTTCAGTTGGTCAATTTTGATTTTTTCATCTGCGTCACTGTTGATCAACTGCATGGCCTGCTGCTGTTCCAGTTGTATCTGATTGTTTAGATTCACAGTGCGATAGGTTATGGGCTTGAAGTAGATTTCTAGATCACCCATGTTCAACACCTGATCATAGTTGCCAGCACTTATCATGTCGTTGACTCGTCTTAGATCCACAGAAATTTCATCAGCTGCGTTGCAGGCCGGGCAAGTGGTTCCAATTTCCATTTCGTGTCCGTAACTGGCAATTCTAATGCCCACCAGCACTGCATCAATGTCTGTACTGGGCATGACCCAGGGATCACGAATACTGGGAACACAGCTCTTGATCACGTTGACTGTGGCAGTACCGTTGAATAGTGCATCTGGGGTGCGATAGGTGATTTCATCCACACTGGTCATGGGCAACACTGGCAATTCGTTGTTGGGCGGCATCTGCAGGGTGCCCGGTGGGTAGAATTTTCCACCCGACGGCAATCGGATGTAAACAGCAGGTTGGCGAAAATACTGGGTTAAAGGGTTGTTTGGTAGCATAAGTTTCCTCGATAAATATAATTATGACAAAATCTTCTCGAGATAAAATTACAAGGATATACCATGGATGAAGCAACAGCAGCAGAAATTGCAAGACTCAAAGAGGTTGTAGTCGAAGCCCGTGAAAAAATTTCCGATCTGGGAGGATCAACAAGTAAAGTCAGCGACAAGTTGGGTGCCACAGCAGGCGCTCTGGGAACGTTTACAGGAGCCATGAATTCGGGTGCTCAGGGAATGAGTGCCTACAACAGTCTGGTCTCCACGGTGTCCGGGAATCTGGCTAATTTGGCAAAAAATGCAGATGGCTCAGCAACTGCTCTCAGTGTGTTGGCCAGTGCATCTGGCAGTCTAATAACAGCCATCTTCAAACAGAGTGATGCGCTGTTCAAGAGCTATCAAGATATCAGTCAGATAGGAGCTGCCGGAAGTTCAGGCATGCAAGGCGTGTTTGACAGCATGCAACAATTTGGTTACAGCTTGGAAGAGCTGCCAAAATTTGGAGCGTTGCTGGCAGAAAATTCTGAAGCACTGGCTCTGTTTGGCGGCACAGTGGCTCAAGGTGTCAAACAATTTGCCAATGTATCTGAAGGAATTCAACGATCTGGTCTGCAGACCGAATTCCTACGCATGGGCATGAGTGTTGACAGCATCAACAAAGGAACCGCAGCATATCTTAAAATACAAACAGCCACTGGTGCTAGTGCCAACAAAACTCAAGCCGAACTCACAGCTGGAGCAGCAGAATACATACGCCAGCAAGACATACTGACCAAGCTCACAGGAAAATCAGCAGAAACTCTGGCCAAAGCAGAAGAAGCTCGTCAAGCTGATGAACGTTATCGTGCAACTCAAATAGAATTGGAAATGAAAGCTGCTGCTGCGGAACAGGCTGGCGACGCTGAAAGTGCAGCGGCCTTTAGAGATCAGATAACTCAAAATCGACTGGTACTAGACACTCTACCCAAAGAGCTGCAAGCAGGTGCAAAAGATCTGCAAGCTGGTTTTGCAAATAGTCCTGAGGCAAAAAAATTCCTAGTGTCAATGCCTGAGATGGCTCAGAAGTTGATGAGTCAGAATTACAAAGCCAGTGAGGTATTAACTGCTGGACAGAAAGAAGCGGACCGACTTACCCGAGCAAATACTGGGCTAGCAAAAGCAGGTGCATTCAATAGAAATTTTGTAGATTACGGAGGCGCAGCCAATTTTGCCGCAATGGGGCGGGCGCAAACTCCTACCGAGTCAAGAGAAAAAGCCGAAGCAGAACGAAAAGCCATGGCCGAAAAGCCAGAAACAGCAGTGGCCAATCAGGTGGCTATACGTCAAAGTCAACAGGAAATCACTCGTGCTATGAATAGCCTGGTGCAGACTGGAGTGCATGCTGCAACCGCAGCAATGCAAAAGTTAACAATGGGAATTGAAGCAGGTGTGACACGAATACCTGGAACCGGGGACAAAACTGGCACAAGAAATACTCCGGGGCGGGGCGATCGTGAAGACACTGGATTCCAGGGCAAAATAATTACTCCAGAAATAATTAGGCAAAATCAAGGAACCATAGACAAGTTTATGAATCCAGGGGCCACCCTGCGTGACATAGCCAAAGACATAATAGGTCCATTGTCTGGTGCCAATACTGTTGTACCTGCAGCAGCAAAAATATCCGCAGCCACTCAATCAGCAGCAGATTCTGCTAGACTAGCTGCAAAAGCAACACCTGCACCGGTACAGGCAGCTACACTAGCAAAATCACAATTTGATACAGGTCCTAAGTCCACACTATCAGCCCCTGTGGGTGATACTACCCCCACAGCACCTGTGACTGCACCAGCAGCCACTACTAACTCTACTAACCCAGACATGCTGATCACCAGCCTGAATGAACTGTTGCAGAGCAACAGATCACAACAGGCCAGCCTGGAAGAGCTGATTGATCTCAGCAGAAGAAATCTGGCCCAGGGTGGCAAGTTAGTTCTGGCTGCAAGACAATAGCGGTAAATAACATAGTATGACAACACCTGGACAACAACCAACCGGCTTTGTGCCTGGAAGAAAATTACATGGCTGATAACACACAAGCAACTAAGGGTACCTGGAGAAAGTATTTCAAAGTCGCTGACCTTTCTGGACAGATGAGCCCTATTTCTGGCAACAAGGAACAGGGCCTGCCGGGCTATCCCAAAAATGATGGCCGTACTAGTAATTCTTCGGAAACTGATTTTAGCTTCCGTAACTATGCCAGCCGACTGCCTGAAGTGTATTCGGGCCATCCCAATCGTATTGAACGTTACAATCAGTACGAAAACATGGATGCAGATTCCGAAGTCAATGCATGTTTAGACATTATCTCTGAGTTCAGTACACAACTGAACGAACAAAACGACACGCCTTTTGAAGTGACCTACAACGATGATCCCACAGATCACGAAATAGAAATTATTCGCAAGCAGTTACAACAGTGGGTCAAACTGAACCGACTGGATCAACGCATCTTCAAACTGTTCCGCAACACACTCAAGTACGGTGATCAGGTGTTTGTTCGTGACCCAGAAACATTTGAAATGATGTGGGTGGACATGAGCAAGGTAGTGCGTGTGATTGTGAACGAAAATGAAGGCAAGCGGCCTGAACAGTATATTATTCGTGACATCAATCCCAACTTCCAGAACCTGACTGTGGCAGCCAAAACCACCACAGACTTCATGGTCAACCCTTCATCGGGCGGCGGTGGATCAGGTGGTCCTGCCATGCAAGGCGGTGGTTACACAGCACCAAACTCGGCACTGAGTGGTGCTTCTAGATTTAGCCGTGCTGTAAACGAAACCTGTATTGATGCCAAGCACGTGGTGCACATGAGTCTGAATGAAGGCCTGGATGTGTTCTGGCCTTTTGGTAAATCAATTCTGGAAAACATCTTCAAGGTATTCAAGCAGAAAGAACTGCTAGAAGACGCCATGTTGATCTATCGTGTGCAACGTGCGCCCGAACGACGAGTGTTCAAGATTGACGTGGGCAACATGCCCAGCCACATGGCCATGAGCTTTGTGGAACGTGTGAAGAATGAAATGCATCAACGACGTATTCCCACATACGGTGGCGGTGGCCAAAACATCATGGATAGCAGCTATAATCCGCTGAGTATCAATGAAGATTTCTTCTTTCCGGTGGGAGAAAACGGCCGCGGAAGCAGCGTAGATGTGTTGCCCGGAGGACAAAATCTTGGCGAAATCGACGATTTAAAATACTTCAACAACAAGATGGCCCGCGGTTTGCGTGTGCCAAGCAGCTACTTGCCCACCGGTCCTGACGACTCAGATCGCACCATGCAAGACGGCAAAATAGGCACTGCCCTGATACAAGAATACAGATTCAACCAGTATTGCGAGCGACTACAGGCCTTGATCATGCAGAAACTGGATGATGAATTCAAAATGTTCATGCGCTGGAGAGGCTTCAATATTGATGCTGGCCTGTTCCAGATCAAGTTTAATCCGCCGCAGAACTTTGCCAGCTATCGTCAAAGCGAACTGGACAACACAAGAATCACAGCATTTGCTAGCTTGGAACCATTGCCTTACATGAGCAAGAGATTCATGCTAGAACGCTTTCTGGGCTTGTCACAGGACGAGATTCAGAAAAATGACAAGATGTGGAAAGAAGAACGTGCAACACCTGAACTGGAAACCACAGGTGGTCAAGATCTACGTGCAGTGGGCATTACCCCAGCAGGCATTGAAAGTGACGTTGCCATGGGTCAAGAAATGGCCAACATCACACCACAAGGTGCAGAAGGTGCTGGAGCACCAGGTGGCACCATTGGCACTACTCCAGCAGCACAGCCTCCAGGCGCAGGCGCAGCAGTTGCGCCAGCAGCATAAATATCTGTATGATTCTCAATGAGCTTTATCACAAGTCACCTGCTGCCTATCAGGACGTTGCAGCAGACAACACCCAACCTCATATTGGGCAACTTAGAAAAACCAAGCTCACTCTCAAGCAGTTGAACAAACTGCGAAAAATGAATGACACCCGAACCTTTGAGTACAATGAGAAGCTCAAAGACATCAGAACTCAATACGCACCTCCTGCTGCTCCTCCAGCCTAATATAGCTGTGTTAATTGACAGAAAAACTGTCATAAACAGCATATTTTTCTCCAAGATTGTAAATATAGATATACATTTTGCCGGGTGGCAAAATTACCGAATATCTTAACAGGAGCTATTTAAATGAGTAAAAATCGTTTCGAACAACTGATCGAATATGTCATCAATGATGAAGACGCCAAAGCCAAAGAACTTTTCCACCAAATCGTTGTGGAAAAGAGCCGCCAGATTTATGAAAATCTCATGCAAGAGGAAGATCTTGACGAAGACAATGCCATGGGCGAAGAACCCACTGAAATTGACACAGACATGGACGAAGGTCATGACATGATGGGCGGAAGCCAAACTGCTGACCTAATCGACGATGTCGAAGCTGAAGAATCGGGCATGCAAGAAGGCGAAGACGACTCTGAGTTTGACGACGAAGAAGGTGACGAAGAAGGTGGTACAAATCCATTTGCTAGCACCGACGACAATGAAGGCGGCAATGGCGGAGACGAGCCTGCTACCAAGGACGACGTTTTGAATCTTGAAGACAAACTGGACCAGTTAATGGCCGAATTTGAAAACATGATGGATCCTGACTCTGCTACCATGATGGGCCCTGAAACAGTTGATGATGATGAATTTGAAACTGAAGGCATGATGGAAAACATCACTCTCAAGCAAGTTCATCCTAAAACAACCACTCAAGAAGAAGGCAACGGCAAATCAGGACCTGTTGCATTCAACAGCGGTGCAGCTGGTATGGCCAGCAAGCCTGTGCGTATGACTGGTGACACTGCACAAGGTCGCACAGCTCCCACAGCCAAAGACATGATTGGTAAAGTTGGCAACAGCCCAAGCCAGTCTACTCAGGCTCCCAAAGCAGCTACCAAGCCGCACACAGCACAAGCTACTGGTGTAAACACCAAGAGCCCATTGCCCGGCGGACGTAGAGGTTAATTGACAATGCGTTACCTACAGGAACATCTTAACTTCAATCAGGCCAAGATTCGTGTCTTGGTTGAAGATGATGTTCACGGTGGCAAAACACTGTACATGGAAGGTGTATGTATCGAAGGCGGAGTTCGCAACGCCAACGAACGTGTGTATCCTGTGCAAGAAATTTCTAGAGCAGTTGAATCTGTCAACAAACAAGTGCATGAAGGCTACTCTGTACTGGGTGAAGTAGATCACCCAGAAGATTTGAAAATCAATCTTGACAGAGTCAGTCATTGCATCGACAAAATGTGGATGGATGGACCTGCTGGTTATGGTAAGTTAAGAATATTACCTACACCTATGGGCCAGTTGGTAAAAACCATGCTGGATTCGGGTGTGAAACTCGGCGTTTCGAGTCGTGGTTCCGGCAACGTGAACGACGGCAACGGACAGGTCAGTGACTTTGAAATAGTCACTGTAGATATTGTTGCTCAGCCTAGTGCTCCAAATGCATATCCCAAAGCAATTTATGAAGGACTTCGTAATATGAAGTACGGTCATAAAGTGTTGGAAATTGCCAGAGAAGCAGGGCATGACAGCAAGGTACAGAGATACCTGACACAGGAAGTAAAACGCCTGATTCGGGATCTCAAAATTAAGGAGTAAAGCATGCTAGATGCAATCAAGCCATTGCTAGATAGCGGCCTAATCAACGAAGACGTCAGTCAAGAACTCAACGAAGCTTGGGAATCTAAACTGACAGAAGCACGTGAACAGGTCAGAGCAGAACTACGTGAAGAGTTTGCGCAACGCTATGAGCACGACAAGACAGTGATGGTTGAAGCCTTAGATAATATGTTAACAGATAGACTCTCTGGTGAACTCGAAGAGTTTGC